GCCACCAAGCGTGTAGCGCTCTACGTTTGTGGCGGGGTTGTAGCCGACATGAGCTGTAAAAATGCCAGACGCCGTCGTGTTCAGGATCCCGCTGACGGTGCCACCAGTGAGCAGCAGGTAATTCGACGGGGTGAAATTCCCGCTGTGCCAGATCGTGTTGTTGTTGCTCTTCAGAACATTGTTTTCGTCGTAGCCGAAGAGGTTGGCGTACTTGTTGACGACATGGAACGTGAGAGCAGAGAACCCACTCTCATTCATGTTCAAGACTTCAGCAGGCTGATCCCACGGAGTTGCGAGACGAGTGGTCCACGACGTGGCTGAGTTGTACTTGACCAAGAGGTCGCCAGCCTCGAGCTGACCACCTACAATCCCACCAGTAAGCGGCAGATACGAAGACAGAGCCGAGGAGTTTGCCTTCGTCCCCAGCTCCGTATTTATGTTCGTGAAGTTGGCATCAACTTCAGTGTTGGTCAGAGGCGAGCCTTTTCCGGCTCGCGTTACAATAGTCGCCATCTTAAACTCGCCTCAGAAAAATTACACAGCGCCGATGGTCACCGTCCAAGTGATCGACATCGTGTCTGCGGCTTCCTTGTTCACAACGCTGAAAACCGTACGGCAAAGCATGGTGCCGCCAGTTGATGCGTTGAACAGGCCAGCTTCCGTCACAGCGCCAGTGCCAACGCCAGCGCCGAAGCTGGCGACGTAGGCGACTTGGTTGTTGGTGGCGGTGGTCGAGGTCAGAGCGACGCGACCAAGCTCAGTGCCGAGAGCGGTATTGCCTGCAGCAGCCGGTGCCGTGCCTGCGCCAACTGCCATGTGCGACATTGCGGTCGCTGATGCGTCGCGGATGCGGCTTGCAATGTAGTTCAGACCAACAGTGACAACGAGGTTGTCGACGTTTTGTTCTTCTTTGACCTTGCCATCGGGACCGATGATTTTGATATTCAGTCGGCCAGCGGCCTTGATCATTTCGTTCGTGTTCATGTTCAACCTCAGAATGTTCGTGTAGCGCCCACATAGTCCTCCATGAAGTAATCGATACTGCAGTAACCTTGGCTTTTAACAAAGCCAGAGTCAGATGTCACCGCCTGATCTGCACGAGATTTCCCGAAGGACTTTGACGGCAAATCAGTAGCGCGAGCTGCATCGCTATACGCTCTTGTAAAGGTAGTGAAAATAGAAATGATGTCTGACGCCCGTGCGGTGTCTGACGGTGATTTGATAATCTGGAAGTTCTGGTTGTCGCCAGCAGTCGCGCCATTGACCACATCGTTTATGACGGCGGAGTCGAACAGCGCTTTGCCGATCAGCTTGGCGCGAATGTCTGTCGCCTGAGCAGCGTCCGCCCTACCTCGCGAGAATGTCTTTGCGGCCAAGTCCTGCGCGGCCAACGCATTATTGATCGGACGGGTGAGGCTGAAGAACTCGAGGTCAGTCGCTCGAGCGTTGTCCGCAGCAACCTTGCCAATGGTTCGGATCTGGATGTCCGCCACAGTAGCGGCATCTGTCCTGCTCTTCGAGGCAGTCTTGCTGAAGATGTCGTTGGCTGTGCTGGAATCACTGACCCCCCTGCCAAAGGTCTTCGCCGCCACATCTGTAGCGCGGCCATTGTCAGCCAGCGTACGGGCAAAGTTGGTCGTCTTTGTGAGTACGTCGCCTGCGGTAACAGCTTCCGTCCGCGCCTTGGAAACGACACGAGTCCGCGTGTCTCCGGCGGCTGCTGTGTCAAATACCCCTCGCCCAAAGGTCTTGCGTGCGGAATCGGATCCGGTCGCTGCTTCAGCAAACGTCTTGCCGGTGAAGCGAGACAGCGAGTCGGATGCCTTGGGTGCTTCGGTCAGGCCTCGACCAAACGTCTTGGCGGCGGCGTCCGTTGCCGATGCGTTGTCCGACAAGCCTTTGGCAAACGAGCGCAGCAGTTGGTCGACCGCCCTCGCCGTCTCGAAGAAGTTGCGGAAGATCAGGAACTCGCCGATCAGTGCAGTGACGCGGGGGCGAATGTAGGAGACGCCAGCCGCTATGCGCCGGTACGATCTCTGCGCAGCCAGAGTCACATACTTCGACGACGCTGCGAACAGGGCGTAACGGGTCTCTGCCTTGAGCTCGGAGTACTCCGCGTCGGTCGTAAGCTCCGAGTACTCAGCCGAGGTCTCAACCCAGCCTGCAGGCGGGACGTAGACAGACTCAGTGATCGCGGCGCTGTAGAAGGCCTGCGTGTTGTTCAGTCGAGCAGGCAGGATCGAATAGGTGGCCGTGACCTGCGGCGCGTAAAGAGCCTGCGTGTTGTTGAACCGGCTGGGCGCGAGCTGGTAGGTCGCCGACAGCGCAGCAGAGTAGAACTGGCTGGTGTTGTTCAGCCTTGCCGGAGCGACCACATAGCCGACAGTCGGCGGATAGATAGTGCTCTGGTTATTTACGCGGGATGGCGTCAGCGTGACTGTGGGGCCGACCTGAGTAGCCGTCGCAGGATAGAAGGTGTTGCTGTTCTGCAGCCTCGAGGCCGTCAGTGTGACGGTCGTCGAGATCGACGCAGGGTAGAAGACGTTGACGTTGGTCAGCCGCGCAGGCGACAGGTCGTATCTGGCAGAGACTGACGGGTTGTAAAACGAGCTGTTGTTCGTCAGCCGTGACGGCGAGATCTGGTAGCTCGTCGTGACTGCGGCGGAGTAAAAGGTGTTGGCGTTATTCAGCCGCGCAGGAGCGAGAATGAACCCTGTTATCAGCGACGCGCTGTAGAACGTCTGGGCGTTGTTGAACCGGCTGGTCTGGCTGAGCGCCTGTACAGGCCCGATTTGACTGATCGTGGCCGCGTAGAAAGTGTTGGTGTTGTTCAGCCGCGCAGGCGTGATGCTGTACGTCAATGACGTACTTGCAGCGTAGAAGGTGTTGCTGTTGTTGAAACGAGCGGCAGTGAGGGACTGGACTGGACCAGTCTGGGCCACCGACGCCGCATAGAAGGTATTCGCGTTCGTATACAGCGAAGCGCTGAGCGTGGCCGAAGTTGTTACCGCTGGCGCGTAAAAGGCGTTGACGTTGTTGAAGCGTGCAGCGCTAAGCGTGGAGCTCGTGGTCAGCGCCGCCGCGTAGAAGGACTGCGTGTTATTGAGGCGCGCAGGGGCCAGCGAATAAGTCGCCGACAATACCGCCGAGTAGAACGTGTTGCCGTTCGTAAACAGCGGCGCGGTGATCGCGTAGGATGTCGTCAGCGCGGGGCTGTAGAACGTGCTCGTGTTATTAAATCGCGCTGCAGTGAGCGAGTATGTCGCCGACACCGCTGCTGCGTAGAAGGTGTTCGAGTTGTCGTACCGAGCAGCCGTGAGGTTCTGATCCGCTCCACCCTGCGTTATGGTGGCAGCATAGAAGGTATTGGTATTATCAAAGCGATTCGGCGCAAGATTGACCGCGCCGCGAGTGATCGTCGGCCCGTAGAAAGTGTTGGTGTTATTGAACCGCGCATTCTGCGTCAGGGACGCAGTGCCGCCGCTTTGGGTAAGCGTGGCTGCGAAGAAGGTATTAGTGTTATTGAACCGCGTACCTTGGTTCAGTGTGGCATTGGTGCCTTCAACCAGCGCGAGGAATATGCCCGCAGTGTCGCCAGTTTGATTAAGCGTTGGGTTTGAGGTCTGTGCAGTGGCGGTGACAACGCGGAACTCGCCGCGCACCAAGATTGCAGCGGTTGTATTGCTGGAGCGGGTCGCCGTGATTGCCGTGAAGCTAGTTGACGGCGTAATCTGTGTTGTACTGTTCGCCTCTTTACCCAAGGCGCGGAAATAAAGACGGGCAAGCGATGGAAGGCCGGTAAAGGCAACGCTACCGAAGCCGTTTGAGGCATCTACACCATTGGTGATCGCTGCCGCATTTTGTACAATGGGGACGTTTGCGGCCTTGCTGAAGACCCACATCGACGCGGCTTTTTGAACGCGAGCCGAAGCAAATGTAATTGTTGCCGGATCGTCTTGCCGTAATTCACCACCAGTCGGTGTATACAAGAAAGCGGCGGTCGTAACGCCAGCCGCAGCCGCGCCATTACCGTTGGTGAACTCAGCTAGCTTGGTCCAAACGCCGCCGTCAGCATTGGATACCGAGAGAACGTCATTGCTAACGCCGTCAGTCGTGGTGGTGTTGTCACAGGAAACGACCAGAATGGCGAACTGGCCGGTCCCTGAAATATCACGGGTCGCATTAACATTGAGGGTGGTCGAGGAGGTGGCACTTACACCTGTACCCCCCGAGCCAATACTAGCAATCGCCATTGGCTACCCCTTTACAGGGCGAAAATACCCGAAGCGTTCCAAGTCACGGTGATATTGCCGCCGTTGGGCGTCACAGGCAGGCCGGTCACACCAGTGTCGATGAATGCAACGAGACGCCAAGTGGTGTTCGCACCCGCGTTCTGACGGAAGATCACCAGTGCCTCAGCCGAGTTGCCGGTCACACCAGTGAAGGTGATGTCACCACCATCAAACGCAGTAACCGCGCCGGTTACGGTGACGGTCGGAGCGGCAAGACGAACCGGAGTACCAACGACGCCAGTGATCTGCGAAAAGAACTGGTGTGCGTCAGAGTAGGTATAGCCGCCTGCGCCAGTATCAACCAGCGCAGCGTAAACACCATCCTGCGTGGTGTCGTTGTCGAGGTCAGCGTTAGCGTCACCAACCAAGATCGAGCGCTTGTACTGCGGATAAATTGCGTTTGGCATGATTACCTCAGAAAATGAATCGAACGATCACTACAGCATGACCATTGGTCATGCAACCCAAATCAGAATTGCGGACGAACCTGCAGCTTGATCAGTTCGTATACCGTCTGGATCGATCCATTCTGAGACGTGTACTCGATCTCGCCTTCAAATACGCCAGCGGTGTCCAACGTCGTCGCGTCGAACAGAAACACAACCTCACCCGCTTCAGGGCCGACGTTGTTGCCGACTAGCACAGACTTGACCGTCTCTGAGCCGACTTCACGTACGCGCAGGCGTACGGTGCTGCCGGTGAGGTTCACCAGAGCCCACGTCGACTGATCTTCGGGATCCAGCACCTTGCCAACTGCGGCCTGATTGCGGTCGCGGACGGTGATCTTGAGCTGGGGCAGAGTGTCACCCTGCACGAGGTAGAGGGTCTCGGAGTAAGCCATCAGATGAATTCCCTTGGTTTCACGGTCAAGGGTGCGCCGCTGTGGCCAAACTTGGCCTGACGCAGCCCAGCGGTAATGCCACGCTCATAGAGCTGTCGATTGGCACCTGCTGCAGGACCGTCCATCCAAGGCTGTCCAGACATCATCTGCAGGCGGAACAAAGCACCGGCAACCAGCGTCTCACGATGCTCGAGGCCAATGGTGTCTGGGATCGTCGTCGAGCTCTGGGTCGGCTTCAGGGTGTACAGAACCTTGAGCGTTCCCCTACCCTCCGGCTTGGGGCCGATCAGGATGTTGCGGTTGTCGTACTGTGAGTAGTAGCTCGGCGGACCAAAGCCAGTCAGCTCGACCTTCATGAATGCGTCTTCGTAGGTGAGCGCCTCCAACGGACGACCGTCGCGCAGGACCGACTTCACATGGTTGGGCTCAGTCCCCGTCAGCGCATCGAGCTCATAATCAGTGATGCCCCGAGAAACGACCAGCGTCTGGGGCTCAGCTCGATAGAGATCAGTGCGTGCGCAGAAGTCGATGCAAGTGTCCCTGATCGCACGCTCAGCGGTGAATTCAGGGCAAGACGGGACTTCGCTCAGGACGTATACGAAGAGATCGCTGTATTTCACTGACTGGTGCGCCTCGGCTGCTGCGATACCATGCTATCCAGCAGACCGCCATCAGCCTGAGACTTGATGCCCAGAGACGTCGTGAAGGCCTGATAGTAGACGGCAGCGCGGTTGAGATTGGCGAACTCGCTGTCCTTCTGGTAGGCGCGATACATCATGTAGTCCATCAGCGCGTTCGCGTAGATGTCGTCGATGCCGATAACCTGCGTGTCGGTCGTGAAGTTCGAAATCACGATGTCGACTGGCGAGATTGCATACACAATGTCGATCTGCGCCGCAGCAGCAGGCTTCGGAAAGACGTAGAAGTTCTTCGGATCCAGCGCGTCGTAGACGTAGTGCTTCACGCCGTCAGCGGCTGCAGCGGTCTCGTACCACGTCGGGAGCTGGACATCGAGGATCGAGCGGTCGACCTTGGTGATGGCGCGGCCACCAGTGTTCCTCAGCACGTTGATGAGACGAAGGCCGTCTGCAGGCAGCGCCTGCTTTGCAGTGTTCGTGCAAGTGAACGGCGCGTTGACAGCCTTCGCGTCGGGACGGAATAGCACGACCTGCCGCTGTGCGTCGTTCAGGTAGTTGAGCAGCTCGCCCTGCGTCCAACGAACGTACGTAGGGTCTTGGAGCGTAACGCTCACCCGATTGATCAGGTCAACAGCTTTGGTCGTAGGCATTCAGTTTATTCCCACTCAATCACTTCGAGGTCTGGGTTGCCCTTATATAGCGGACTCCAGAACCATTCCACACCCGTCTTTAGGTGACGAACTTTTTTCGGATGACGCTCGGCCTTCTCTTCCTTCACAACCGGCTTGCCCTTGTTTGCAATCAGCGCCTTCACATGCTCGATGAGGTCATCGATGCGGCGACGCTTGTCGAGCTCAACGCCGAAATTGTCTCGGGCGTAGATGTCGAGCTCGTCTTTGCTCATGTTTTCGATAGGTTTTTCCACGGTATCCCTCGTTCTCTGCATAGTAGAAGGCACAAACTAATGCCCTCACCTGTGAAGAGAGGGGCGAGGTTTCCCCCGCCCCCCAACTACCATTAGGCAGTGGTCTTCATCTTGAGGGTCACGAGAGCGTTGGGAACAACGACCTTGTAACCATAGACCTTCAGACCGCGCACGCCGTCGCCGAAGGTCGACTCGAGGCGAACCGTTTCGGTCTTCACGAACTGCGAAGCGAAGCAGGTTGCCTTCGGGTGACCAGCAAGGCAGAACGTCTTGCCAGCGTCACCGCCCGTACCAATCGACAGGAGGTTCGACTGGTAGATCGTGAAGCGATCAACCTGACCAACCTTGCCGTTACGGAGCGGCGAAGTGCCGTCGCCGGTCAGGTAAGCCTGACGCAGTTCCGACTTCTTCAGCATCTCGATGTACAGCGGCGAGAGAACCATGAAGCGATCCGAATCCGGAATGTTCAGTTCGTCCAGCTTGCGGCCAGCTTCGAGGATGTGGTCGAGAAGGTTCGTTGCCGAAACCGACGCCTTGTCCAGAATGGTCGTGGCAGCGGTCGGAATGTTGCCGAGAACGTCGGTCTCGACGGCAATCCGCATCTGCTCAGCAGCGTCCTTCGACGCTTCGTTCTGGAAGTTGATGTCGGCCTGAACCTTCAGGATGTCGTCGACCTTGAAGGCATACGACTTCGCTTTGTCGATGTTCAGTTCGACGTTCTGGGTGGTCACATCAGCGTACGAAACGGAACCGTCGTAGTTACCAACGGTGATGTTCGGCACGGTGCGGATGATGACCTTGTTGCCCTGACCAGAGATCTCACCTTCATATTCGGTGTTCGAGATCTGGGGAAGGACGGACGATGCGTAGAACTTCGCTTGAAGCTTCTTCGAGAAAATCTCAGGAATGAAGTTCGCAGCGGAGTTAGCACCAGCGGTAGGAAAAGCAGGCATGTTATTAAACCTCTACAACAGGATTGGACTAGCGGACTCGCCCTTCCAGATACGCTTTGTCGATCTCATCCTGACGCCGCTCGAATTCATCGAGTGACATACGGGTGATCTCGTCTCGCGACCAGATGCGCTTGCCCGAGCTTGGGTCCGGTCGTCGGGCCTTGGGGAGCGAGGGTTCTGCAACCCTGCGCGCCTTCTCAACCTTTGAGACCGGCTGTTGCGGCTGTGCATCAAAGATCTCTTTGTATCGGTTAAGGAGCTCGACCACCTCATGGGCGCTGCCATCTTGGGCAACACGCTGCCATACAGGCGTCTGACGCTCGAGCCATCCAACGAAGTCATCCGACGTGACGATGTCGTCCATGTCGGGGTGCGACTTGCGGATGGTGTCAAAATGCTCTTGCAGAGTATTCTGACTCTTCTCCGATTCAATTCGTTCTCGATACTGGGTGACTGTGTCTTCCAGCTTCGACAGCTTCTTCAGGAGCGGGGCTGCGATGTCCGGATACTCTTCAGCAAGAGTCTTCAGTTCATCGTCAATGCCGTCACGTCCCTGCTGTGCGTTGGCCAGTTGAGCACTCAGCTCCGCAGTCTGTTGGCGTAGCGCGACTACTTCTTTGCGCAAATCCGCCGCTTCTTGCGTCGCCTTTGTCATTCGAGCCTGAGCATTCTTGACACGCTCTTCAGCTACATTGAGCTGCTTTCGCAGGTCGTTGTCGCTGTCATCAGGATCTGGATCGCCGCGATCTTCGTCCTGTGGATCCGTTTCTTGGCCGTCTTCCCCAGTGTCCGCTGGATCTGCGGGTGGGTTTTCATCTTCGTCTGACTGCGGCGGGGTATCGGTTTCTTCAGCGTGTTGCTGTTCCGGCCCGTCCTGCTGTGCCAGCATCTGTTTCAAAAGTTCTTCGGCTTCTTGTTCAAGCTTCTCAGGGTCTACCTTCATATCTCACCAGTGTTTGCGGGTCCGCTACGGAGTGTCCGCTGTTTCAGTCTGAGGTCGGGTGTCTCTTACGAGGCCGATCTCGTGCTTAAAACCGCTTGCGCGGTATCTTCTAGTTCAAGGATATGGCGCAGTTCTGCTGCCCGTCCTTGTTCAAATCTGTGGTCCGGAACGGTCTCCAACTTGTCCCTGCAAGCCTCCAGCCGCTCCGTTAGAAAGATCATCAATTCCTTCCATTGGGGCTGCGCCGCCAGCCATACCACCGCCTGCGCCGCCTGCGGCGAGCATTTGCTGCTGTTGTGCTTGCGCTTCAATTGCGAGCTCCTTGTCGGTCTTAATGACTTCGTCCGGATTGATGTCCATACTCTTTGCAATCTCAGTAAGCAACTCTTTACGTTTTGTGATGGCAATATCCATAGGATTGCTGATCAACGATAGGAATTGCAGCAAGCGCTGTGACCGCACTTCACGCTGAATGAGCGACGTGCTGCCACGCGCAGCCACGTTGAGATCGCCCTTGGCCTTCTCGTTGTCGCTCCACTCCATGTTCCAGTGGTAGAGAGACTCGATCAGGGGAACGATCAGGAAGTCGTCGATGTTCTTCAGCGTCGACTTGAGCGCCACGTTGGCGTTGCCCATCAGGATGGACATGCCGGTTGCGGTCTTATTCAGCGACTGTGCCGTGTCACCGTGCGTGTATGACGGCAAAGAGGTCGTCTCGTCAGCGAAACGGCGGAACATCTCGATGATGCTGTTCAGGCCATTCGCGTTTGCCACCGGCTGGTTGAACCGGACGGCGGGTGCGTTGGGGTCACCACCACTGCGGAGGAACACCTTCCACGGATGCAGGTCGCGGGGATCCTCGCCAGCCTCGAGGAAGTCGGTGTTGACTTCGACCAACGGGCCAGAGGAGATCGCCAAGTTGTCGATGAAGATGCGGGTCGCAGCGTTCATGGTCGACTGCGAATCGCGCATCATGCGCGGCACGCCCGTACCCCAGAACTGGTGCGGGTTCCGCTCGTAGGGGAAGCAGTTGTACGGAATGCGGCCATCCGGAATCGGGTTCAGGGTGGCGCGGATCACTTTACCAGCGCAGATCCAGACGTTCGCGTCGTACTCGTCGTCTTCCTCTGAGTCCTCTGGGAGCTCAGCACCAGCGTCGAGAAGGTCTGTGCCGTTGATCGAACCCCAGTACTCGAGCACTTCGAAGCGATTGTTGGGGCCGGTGACCAGCTTGATGTTGGCGACTTCGCGGCGGATCCGCTCGTGGTCTTCCTCGACGTGGTTGCCACGCGGGTTGTCGGACAGGATCTCGTCAATAGCGTCGGCGTCAAAGCCCTCGAGGTCACGCAAGTCGCGGAACTGGCGGCGGGTAAGAACATGGCGGCGGAACAGGCCATGCAGGTCTTCGTTCGACGTCGCGTATGGGTCGGGGTAGATGTCAAAGATCGAGACCGACTCGATGTCGGGCTTGACCTGCTCGATGACGGTCAGCGTGTGGACCTGTGCTCCGTTGGCAACAGCACGCTTCCAGCGCTTGTTACGCTCGATCCGCACTGTGCCGCCCTTGATGCAGCCGGTGCCGAAGATGCAGGACTCCATGATGGCCTCCTTGATCTTCTGCTCAGCGTTCGCCTCAACGAGCTGGTCGCGGATCAGGATGGTCATTTCGCCAGAAGCCAGCTTGGCGCGGCGGCGGACCTCGTCACGTATCTCGTCTGTGAGCTCGTCACGGCGCTCGTTGATGATGTCCATCACCATCGTCGGGGAAGCTGCGCCTGACGCCTGCATCACCTCTGCAGTGGCCTGCTTGGTGATCTCAGTCATCTCGATGGGGTCGAGCTCGGGGATCGGGGTGGGTTCGACGCTGTAGAAGTCCTGTCCGCTCTGGAACAGGAGGTCGACCAGACGCGAAAACGCCGACATCACCTTGGTGCGGGTGAGGCCGACGAAGACTTTCGAGCGACTGCCGGTCAGTTTTGCGAGGACGTCGGGGTCATACTCGCCGAGGAATTGGCGGAAACTCGAGAGCCACTCATCTTCGATGTCGTTTCGGGCGTCCTTGTACTCTTGGAACAAAGACTGCAGACGAAGACCGAGACCCTGATAATCCTCAAGGTCTTCATCGTTCTTCTCTACGGGTACGAATTCTCCATTTTCTTCGTCTTCAAATTCGTCTTCGAACATCAATACCCCACGACACTATCGAACGGCTCGTACTTGTGTGCCGCAGTTGTCGTCCTACGGTTGCGCGGCATTGAGTTGAGTCCGAATAGAGCGATTGCATATGACATCACTCGGTCGTCAAAGCAACCCGCCTTCGCGTTGGTGATTCCCTTGTCGTCAATGACATAATTACGAAGCTCTTTTACAAGCTCTACGTCGGCAATTCCACTGTCTCGCTTACGCAGCAACGCAGCGAGATTATCAATGATCAATGGTTTTGTCTTACTGGACGTATAAAAACCTGCACGCTTAGTCATTCTGTCTGCATACGCATCATCGACTGTGTGCTCAACATAAATATTCGGGTAACCCAGATCCTGCATTCGGCGGATCGTGGTCAGACCGTGGTTGTTTCGCTCCGGAATAACGTAGGCGCGGTTAAACATTTTGCCCAGATGACCGAGTTGATCGCCAAGCTCGTACGGGTCAATGTGTAAACGCCAACTGGCAACTTGCCTGCCAAGAGAGTCAAGTACCTGTGCCACCGTGTAGTCACCGTGGGCCAAGCCTTCGGAGACGTCGACGCCAATGCAGTATCGTTCTTCAGGGTCGATGCGACGAATCCACTGCTTATAGGATCCGTTCTCGTGTTGAGTGACGATGCCATCTTTGAAGCTTCCTTCTATCGCTGGTGTGTAGCAGTTTCGCTCTGCATCCATGAGGCAGTCTTCCTCAACGAAGGCGCGGCCAGAGAACAGGAACGCCTCTTGCGGCGTGCAAGGGTACTCCTGCTTGAACAGGTCCAAGGATCCGAGCTCGTCGATCTTTGAGCGCCGCCAGTTGAGCTTCTCGTTCGTGAGGCCGTAGAGCGCGACAAGCTTCTCTTCGTCGGCGGTGCGCTCGAAATACGGGTCACACTTCTTCTCGTACTCGGGGAGCCAGAACCAAGGGATAAACACGACCATCCAGTCGCTGTCTCCACTTAGCGCCTTCATCACCTGTTCGTAGAACCAGCCGCCTGCACCGTTTGCCGTGGACTCGACGATCACTTCGGAGTCGTCGGCGGGAACAGACTGCAGTAGACCGGACACAATCTCGCCGCTGTTTGGATAGAAAGCTGCCTCAGATGCGTGAACGAACCTGTTTGTCATGCCGCGACCGATGTTCGTGGAACGCGCCGTACCGATGCGGTACTGGGAGTTGAGCTTCTCGAAGACCATTGTGGTGGTGGTGCTGGTCGCCAGCGGTGGCTTGAAGATCGGGTGGGCCGCGTTGTCGTAGAAGTAGCGCACCATTCGGAAGATGGCGGTGGTCGACTCTGCAAGGTGGGAGAGCACGAAGGCGTTGGCGTTCTTGGTCTTGGTGGTCTTCCAGAAGAAGCGGCCTTCCACGTAGGTCGAGATCCCCATCTGCCGCCCCTTAATCACGAGGGCGCGGATCCTGCCAGTGTCTGCGAGCTGTTTCTCGAGCTTTTCGTGGAGGATCATCTGTCCGTAATTGAGCTTGAACGGCTTCTCCTCGCCGCGCTTGTCGACAATCCTCAGAACATTCTTCGCGTACAGGGGGAAATCCCCCAGCAGCTTCTTGGCTATTTGCTCTATTTCCACAAGCCCATTCCCTTGGCTATATCCATGCACCACTGGCCAAGCTGTTCGTCCGTCATTCGGTGCTTCATCATGTTGACCGCAGAGCAGACCAGTCGCACGTTTCCGGCTGCATATGGCTTAGTTGAGTCGATCCGGTCAATGCTGGCGTTAGCGCCATCGTGATCGCGGTGGAAGGTGAGCTCCTTGCCCGTCACTGCGCATCGGTGGTTCTGCTTCTCAAAAAGCTCGAAGACATGCTCCATCGTGAAGGTTTCATCGGCTACCGGAGCGCCCTTGCGATCCGTCTTGCGGCGTTTCGCGTTCCCGTAGATGTCTTTGAGATACGCCGACATGGATCGATGTCTACTGTTCGGGGTCGGCCTCCCGCAGCGCAGACAGCGAAAAGAGTACCGCCCAGTCCTAAGATTGAGACGGTACTCTGAGATGGGCTTCGTTTGGCCACACTTGGTGCAGACTCTCTGCACCCACCAACTTTCTTACTTCTTCGTGCTCGTTATGCGCACTTCCTCTTGCCCTTCATGGCCATCTTCATCTTGCCAGCCATGTCCTTGGCTTTGCCCTCTTTGGCCATTTTGCCGCCCTTGGCAGCTTTCTTGTCCATCTTGTCAGTCTTCTTACCGTACATCATTTCAGTTCTCCACAAGCGGCCAACATGGCCTCCAGTTTTGCTTCGTACCCCTTGCGGAGTTCACGCTCCGCGAGCAGTACCTTGACTCGTTCGAAAATTCCAGCGTCTTCAGCGACGGTGGGATAGATCGGAGGGGCTGGTCGCTCCGCAATGCAGGGGACCGGCACAGGGACTTTCACCACGATGGGTTCTTTGTGGGCGCAGCCTGCCAAAAATATGGCGGGAAGGAGGGCAAGGATCCTCATTGGTATTCCTTCAACAGCTCGAACGCCGCAATGCACTGGTCACTGTTGCGCGGCTCGGACGTCAAGATGCGGGTGGCGGTGTTGGTGTGGTGCTTCTCGACGACGCGAGCATTCTCGAGCGCCTTCTGCGCAGCCTTGGCATTCTCGTCAGCAGCAGCCTTCCAGTCGTCGACCTGCCTGTTCTGGTCCTCGACCTTCTGCGCGAGCTCGTTGTACTGGACCGTCTTCGTGAGCAGATCCTTCTCGAGGCCATTCTTGCCCAGCCAGAGCCAGCCGATCACGAGCAGCAGCGCGGCGTACCCAAAATATCGGCGGAAGCTCCAAACAATCTTCAGCGCCTCAATCATTACCTGACCCCTTGATCTTGCCCCACTCCCTGACGGCAAACGCTGCGGCAATGGCGGTGACAAGGAGAGACAGCCCAGTCATGTCGCTGGGAGCCTCACCCTTGGCGAAGAGCAGGTAGAGGGGAGCCACCACACCGTGGACAGCCATCGTGCCTGCGATCCAGATGCAGGTGACAGGACGCCACCACTTGCGGATCACGCACAGCGCTGTGGCTTCAAAGTCCAACAGGCGCTGCTTCAAGCTCATGCCTCGTTGCTCGAGACTGCAGCGTTGCTGGCGATGTGGATCGGACCACCGACGACGGGGACGCCAGTGGGCCAGCGAATGGCCACACAGCGAGCCTTGGCGATCCGCATCACGTTGACGGCGTTCGACTGGTTTCCGCCAAGAACGTGGAAGTAGGTCTTGTCCTCGCCGACATAGAAGCCGACGTGGCCACCGCCCTTGCGAGAGAACACAAGGATTGCGCCTTCACATACATGGGTGGAGCGCAGGTTGGATCCGTAGTCCTTCCAAGCGAGAGCTCGATACCAGTGCTTGGGAACAGGGTGGCCTGCCTCACGCAGACAGTGAGCGACGAACGTACCGCACCACGGAGTCTCGTCATCGCGATACCAAGCACCTAGCTTGGCGAGCCACTCTTGGATCTTGGTGTTGTGCTTGGGGCCGACGATCTCCTTAAGGCCAACTGCATCATGGGCGATCTTCATCCACATCACGATTTCTTTCTGGCTGCTCTCATGTTGTCCACGAGGTTGGGGTAAGGCCGACCAGCCTTCTTAGCTGCAGCCTTGGCCGCTGCCTTCTTCTCGGGAGAGAGAGGCTTCGACTTCTTCTTCGGGTTCGGGGTGTCCCAGACCTTCTTCATCACCACTTCACCTTGTCTGCCCAGTAAGCCGCCGACATCTTTCCCTTGTCGATGTTCTTGGCATGACGTGCCTTGAATGACGCATTGCGCTTGGAGCCATCGGGAGATCCCTTGACGCCCTGCTGACCAAAGCGAATGGTCTTCACCTGATCACCCTCCTTCGCCACAACGACGTGCGACTTCTTCGGATGATCGGGAGTCGCCTTCGGCTTGTTGTAGCCAGAGACGCCAGCCTTATCGAGACGAGAATCTTTCTTCACCAGCCCACCATCAGAACAATAGGTCCACACCGCAGCGTGAAGATCCCGTCGTAGAACTCCACGCCAAACGTGAAGACGTTGAACGACAGGCACAGGTCCAATTGAAACGACCCGTTGCTGATCCCGATCCCAGTGAGCTGCTCGTGCATACGCTGGACGTAGATCGATTTTGCAGGAGAGGCAAGACTCAATCATTTTTCGCATAACTCTGATGCGTGAGACATCGTTTGCCGTTTTATATTTTTTTTCGAATGACTACCCTGCAGAGAGTGGCCCCCTGTTTGGGATGGTAGGGGGGGTTAGGGTCAAAACATGGGCTATAGATTGAGATAGGCCCTATGGAACCGCAGCGGCGACGGCGGGGGTCTGGCACCACGTCCCCCCCCTCCCCCTCGGGTGTGTCGTGACGCTCGAGCGACCGGCATGGGTGGGTGTGCCTGCCCGATCTGCGCCAGAAAAAGGAAAGGCCTCTGCGCAAAACAAAGGCCTCTCAAAAAAACCCCAAAAAAACAAAGGGCAAAGGACCACAACCTAGTCAGGGTCGTGGTCGTATGCGTGCGTCACTGCACCGTATCGCGCTCGTCATCGTCGGACAGGTCGAGGTTCGCGAGGAAATCGCCGCCATTGATGGTCTCGATCTGCTTCTTGTCCGGAGCGAAGATGCCTTCGACCTTGCCCAGTAGCTCCAGCGCCCTCACTCGTGCAGCCTCGCTGTTGTCGGCATCACCCGCTTCCTTCATCAGGCGGGAGATGATCCAGTCGGCATCTAGCTCGAGCCTCTCCTTCTGTTCCTCCTGAGCAGGTTGCATCCGCTTCTGGATTTTCTCCATCTTAAGCAGTTCGCATGCCGTCACTCGAGCGCTGCGTTCTGAATAACCAGCAGCTATTGCAGCCTTGGTCCCGTTGTTGCCATTGGCCATGTAGTGCTTGATGAAGGCCTGCTGCTTGGGCGTGATGTAGTTGGGGTTCTCTGCTGCCATGATCCTTGCCTTTCCTTCTGGCGTCAGTGGCTTTCGTTCCTTGGTCATTGTCTATGTTCTCTCTCTATGTCTGTCTCTATACCTACGGAGGACGGCATCGCTGGCCCTTGGGTTTTTCCCGCCGAAATTTTGGGGGCTGCTCTCTCCCTGATCCTCGGCTCGATCTCTGCGAAGGCTGCATCCAGCCATCTCTCTAGCTCTCTATCCACCTACATGTCCCTTCGAACATGGGGACGCCGCTCTGGGGGTTTTTCCCGCCGCATTTTCGGGAGCATCAGCCGTCTGGCTGCTTCCTTGATCGCTCTCTCTGTCTGCGGCTCTGCCTGATCCGCAAACGGGATCAGATGTTCTCGAACCAGTTCGCGGTTCGTCAGCTTTCGCCAGTGCGTCATCGTGCCTCTATGCAAAGTTGATCAGTGCAAGTCCCACTGTGACCACCAGCCAGATCACCCGCTCAGCCATCTTGATCGCGCCTGATTGATTGGTCGAAGCCTTCTCGAGCGCACGCAACCGTCCCTCGTGATCGTCGATGTCATCCCTGTGCTGGCGCAGACGTTCGTCGACTCGCGACAGAAGCTGCAACGCATCAGCGATTGCCTTGATCTCGTCTTCTATGCGCCCGAGGCGATGGTCAATTGCTGGCAGGTCCACGGCAGTCTCTCAATGGTTCAATGCCCGATCTCCATATCATCGACCACGCTTCGATGCGAGAGGAATCAAATTTTATCGGCACAATTTCAGCACGTTATGCGTTCTGCATAAGCCTCAATGCCACTGCATGAAAAAAGTGGATTGACGCATCAAACAACATAACTATTTTAAGGGACATCGAGACAACGCCGCCGCGAGGCTCCCACCGTCTCCGCTCTTTGACATCGTGAAACGCATGACACCCAACGGGGGCTCTGGTCCCCGCTGGGATCATCTCACCGCAGTCCGCTGCCGTGAGGTGATTTCAGCAAGGAGAATGAACATGTCCACCTACACCCAAGAACAGGCCGACCGCGATGTCTACGAAGAGTATCGCGCAGAGTGCCTCTACTTCGGCATCACGCCCAAGTCGTTCCGCGAATGGCTGACTGAAGACGAAGATGACGATCTCTGACTTCCCCAGACTGTGGGCCTACGGGTCCACAGCGAGGATGAATTCAGCACAGGAGAAAGTACATGAACACCAAGTTTGCAGACGCCGTCATCCCCCACATCACGCTGGCCAATGCGCTGGCTTGGGACGCCGACGATGAGAAGTTCCTCTGGGTCGTTTACAACGTCCTTGACCAGATCGGCTGGCCCACCACCGACGCAGCGGTCAACTGGATCGAGGATCGCTTTTACGAACTGATCGAGGACAACATCGAGCAGTGGGCAAACAGCCACGAAAGGGCGATGGTCGCAGCCACCAGAGGCTACCACACCGATTTCTGATTTCCCCATAGGAGCAACCGACATGACCAAGAAACAAGCATATCTCCGCAGCCTCGCCATCCAGCCCACCGACTGGATCGAGGCCAGCGCATCCAGCCCATCCCCTCGCATGACGTGGATGCACACAGCGCTGCACAGGCTCGAACTGCGCCGCCGTGGACGCATCCAGTCGCATTACGCCGACATGGCCCAGCGTGAAGGCTGGCAGTGATCGGCCCACTGACACCACCGGACGGCGGAGCGATCCGCCGCGAGGATGGCGCTAGTGCCAACAAGGAGAAAGTACATGGCAAGACCAACCACCAAGGCAATCGAAGACCTGAAGAGCGAAGGCCTCTATTTCACCGCTGGCGCAATGCTGTTCCAGCTTGGCTATCCCCGCAACTACGGTTGCCACTACGGGATGCGCTCAGACCTCGATCAATCTCGTGATGAGTTTTATCGCGGCTACGATGCCGCTGAAGCAGGAGCTACACGCTAATGCCCTACCCACAGCCTAAGCACAGGCCGGTATCGCTGGCCCCATTGTTTTTTGCCGCCGTTTTTTGCGGGATCGGCATCCTCATCATCGGTAACTGAAAGGAAGACACATGACCGACACGATTGCACGCCTCGACGATTTCACCGCCACGATGATCGCGGAGGGCGTCGAAGAAGCCACCTATGACCAACAAGTCGAAGCTTGGCAGTACCTGCACGACACCGGCTTGGCCTATCGCCTCCAAGGATGGTTTGGCCGCACCGCTCGATCCCTGATCGCTGAGGGGATCATCACCGAATAGTCGAAACGCCCTTCGGGGCGTCTGCGAGGGGTGGCCACCCCGCACTGATGAGACAGGCCAACCAAGGAAGGAAATACCATGTCATTGAATTGGGACATCACGAACGTCACCGACAACGAGGCGATCTGCTTCTACCGCGACAGCGACGGAGATCGGTGCCTCAAACAGCAAACGCAGAACCTCCTGTTCCTGACGATGGTCGTGGGGATGAACTCGATCAACGAGCGCAACTACAAGGAGTTCTACACTCGAGTCGCCTTGTACGAACGGCTGCGCGGCGCTGTCATGACAGTGCTCAACGATGAGGGTAAATGGGTCGACGATCCCTACACCCTCGAGGACATCCGCCAGCACATTGGTCTCTGGACCAACGCATCGAACGAGACGGCCACCGCATGGCGCAAGCGCATCCTCGGTAGCTGGGAGCACGACCTACTGATCGAACGCCTTCACTAAGTCGAAACGCCCCTCGGGGCGTCTGGCTGGGACTGACCGCCCACCACTGATGAGACAGGTCACAGGAGAATGCACATGGACGTAATTGAATTCGATCTCGACCGCTGGGCCACTAAGGGCGAAGCGACTGTCGCACGCAAACTGATTCGCATCATCCTCGACAAGGGGTACGCCATCAGCGTCTTTGATGGCGAGGAATGGGTGGTCAAGGTCAGCACTGACCGCAAGGCAATCGTGCGAGCGATAGGATCGACCGGCGAAGACCTGATCCGCATCCGCGAGTTTGACAAGCATGTCGGCTCATTCTGGCTGGTCTACGGCAACGCAGATGACGGCAGCGAGCTGATCGCCGATCACACCGACAACGAGCTCTGCAACGAAATCTGGAGCGAGCTGTTCCCAGACTGACTTCCCCAGAGGGCTGGGTCTCACGATCCGGCCCCGAGGATGAATTCAGCAAGGAGAATGAACATGGAACGTCCCTTCGATTATGTCGGTCGCCACAGCGATATCTACAGGCCCGACGAAGATGACCTACGTCCTGCCAATGGCAGCACCTTTCACTATGGGTATGACGCCTGTGGTGGCAACTCTGTCACCGTCACTGGTTGGCTGGCTCCGGAAGAGTGGAGCGATGAGGACATCAGGGAGATCGTGTCCCTTAGATTTCCCGCCGAATTTTGCCAACACGAGCACGACTGCTGCGGCAAGTACTACCCAGAACAGGGGCAGGTCATCGGCATCGAACACGATGTGCGGAACCAGTACGGCGACCGCTGCCACCTCGTGCTGGTCCGCATCCGGTACGTGCAGAACGTGTAAGGGAGAGTCGAGATGGAAGACGCAATGTGGGAACCGCACAACGAGTGCGCAGACGATAACTGGTGCGGCCTCTGTGGATCGCACCACCACTGGCAAGACGAATGCCAAGACGAAGAGGAATAGTCGAAACGGGCTTCGGCCCGTCTGGCGGAGATTGCCACCCGCCACTGATGAGACAGGCAAAGGAGAATAAGAATGGATATTTCCAACAACGCACCCAGCGTGAAGGACATCCTCGCAGTGCCACTGGCCGAGGGCGTCCGATACAGGCTGGATGACGCCGACATCGTACGTGTCCGCGCACGCATCTACCAACTGAACCAGAACAACGCCGCAGGATGGCGCTGGCGCACGACGAAGATCGCTGCACGCACCAGATCGAAAAACCCCACGATCATCGCAAACCTTGTTCACACGCTGATCGTGTGGCGGATCAAGTAGGAGGCCGACAATGCGGAAGTACATAACGATCAGCCTCGACTGTGAAGAAGGGGACGCCTCCCTCACGCCAGAGTCCGAGGCACTTGTTGCGGAAATGGCAAGTCGTGGTGATTTGATGGACTGCGACCAACTCGATGACATCTTGCGCATCTTCGAAGGTGCGTGCGGCCTCGCTATGGTCCGCTTTGTCTCAAAAACCGCTCACTGATGCAGTGGCGCGTAGTACTCATGGCGGACGGCAAAAGCTCTGTCCGCCATGTATCCGCCGAAAGTGCGGCAGCGGCTCGAGAGACTGCTGTCGCCAATTTCAAGAAAGAAACCGGCCTTGACGCAACTGTCGGCCACATCCTCCGAAACAGACGTTGATGCGTTTATATGCTTGACGCATATGCGAGGGTTTATTAGGGAAAATATCGAAAGGATTCGAAATGAAGCAGGATATTTACGAGAACGTCACCAACCGAGTGTTGGAAATGATGGAAACGCATGGCACGAACTGGATCAACCCGTTCGCACGCAAGGGCAAGTCCCTTCGCCCCCACAACATCGCCAGCAAGAAAGCCTATCGCGGCATCAACGCGATGATGCTGATGTGGTCGCCCTATGCCAGCCCCTCATGGGGAACCTTCAAGCAGTGGAACGAGCGAGGCTGCAAGGTGCGCAAGGGTGAGAAGTCCACGCCGATCATCTACTGGCAGTTCATCGAGAAGGAAGACGAGAAGGGTAAGAAGGTGACGATCCCCTTCCTTCGCCAGTACTACATCTTCAACGTGGAACAGGTCGAGGGCGACTATGTAGATGCTCTACTGTCTTCCCCTACTGGTGGCGCGGATGAGATCGCTGCTGCTGAGGATTTTTTCCGCCAAATCCCTGCGGACGTTCGCCACAGTGACCAAGGCCGTGCCTACTACAGCCCAGTCACCGACCACATCCACATGCCGCACAAGGCCGTGTTCGAAGACACGCCGACCAGTTCCGCGACCGAGTGCTACTACAGCACCCTGTCCCATGAACTGACGCACTGGACCGGCCACAAGTCGCGGCTGGATCGCCTCACTGAGGATCGCTTCGGCGGCGAAGACTATGCGCGGGAAGAACTGGTCGCAGAGATCGGTGCTGCCCTGCTCTGCGCCCACCTCGAGATCAGCGCTGCACCGCGCCCTGATCACGCCCAGTACCTCAACGGCTGGATGCAGAAGCTGTCTGATCACAAGCGCGAGTTCGTGTCGGCGGCATCGGCAGCGGCCAAGGCGGTCGACCACATAATTGAACTATCAGGAAAGGAAGCCTAATGATCATCGGTACAGCCCCGCGCAGGAACAAGCTGCGCATCTCTTCTGACAGTGTCTGGCCCCTACGCAGTGCGTCGGGGCGGACCTTCGCCGAGGAAAAACAATGCACGACCTCTTCATCGGCTTGCTCATCTGCATCGCCGCTCTCTACATCGCAATCCGATTCACCCCACGCTGTGACGAATAGAAAGGACTGATCGTGTTCGTTCGATACATCCCCAAGAAGAGCGGAGAAGCGCCGCCACAATGGACTGCAACGACGCCTTGGTCTTTGTGGCCGAATGAACCCAAGGTCCAAGCGGTGGTGCCTTCATGGATCGCTGGCTCTGCATACGGCGTACCCATAACCGCAGTCGACGCCGAATGGTTCAAGGACATCATCGTTCAGGTTCGCGGCCTTCCTATCGAGAAGGCTGTCCGCATCTTGATGGAAAGCTTTCCTGATGAGCAAGCGTAGCTACAGGCTGGAGCCTCTGCCCCACTACGCACCATCTCGCAGCACTGGCGCGTCCCACGCACTGCACCTTGGCGGTCGTGGTCAGTGCTGCTCACACGAGATCGAGTACTTCGCGATGGCGTGCGCCGACAACGACTTCATGGAGCTTCTTGGCAAGCACTGGGTCGCGACCGGCGAGAGCCTTTTGTCATCGCACAAGAAGCCTACCGAAACTCTGATCGCCGAAATCGACGCAGCACTGGAGAAGCAACCATGACCCTGCGCCAATTCCTTTTTGACAACTTCGGCTGGGATATTTACGACTGGGATCCAGACGACATTCGATTTTAAGAACACCCCTCACTCGGCTCCTTTCGATCTCGACAACCACGGCGGGATAGACGGCTAGGCAGCGGAAGCATCAAACACCTCTGAGTGAAGGGGACCATATGGTACTAAGGTGTGAATGCCTAGCAACGTGGTAACCAGCGACGATTGATCGCAGCGGCGAACAGAAAAACAACAGCCGCATCTCTCTGAAAATACAGACCTATTTATTTCAACTCGCGTCTCTGCGTTAGTTGAAGCAACCAGTCTTTGGCCGTAAAGCCGGAGGTCCACCCCCATGTAATGGAGCTTTGAATGCAACTTCCTACTGACTACCAGTCCTACATCCACAAATCACGCTACGCCCGATTCCTCGACAAAGAAGGTCGGCGTGAACACTGGGACGAAACCGTCTCTCGCTACTTCGACTTCTTCGAGGAAGAGCTGGAGACACACCACGGACACAAGGTGTCTGCTGGCCTTCGCAGCGAGCTCGAGGATGCGGTCCTCAGTCTCGCCGTCATGCCTTCGATGCGTGCTCTCATGACTGCGGGTGAAGCCCTGCGTCGCGAGAATGTCGCTGGCTACAACTGCAGCTACCTGCCCATCGACCGGCCCAAGGCGTTCGCCGAGGCGCTCTACGTCCTGATGTGTGGCACTGGCGTCGGCTTCTCCGTCGAGCGACAGGAGATCAACAAGCTACCGACCGTACCAGAAAGCTTCGACCGCACCGCTTTCGACGTGATCGTCGGCGACAGCAAGCTTGGCTGGGCCGAGGCCTATCACACGCTTCTGACCTGCCTCTATGCAGGGACGATTCCGAACATCGACTACAGCCAGATTCGCGCAGCCGGTGAGCGCCTCAAGGTCTTCGGTGGCCGTGCATCTGGTCCTGAACCTTTGCGCGACCTGTTCGAATTCACGATCCGCACGATGCGCAATGCTGCCGGTCGCAAGCTGAACAGCCTCGAGGTTCACGAGATCGTCTGCAAGATCGGCGAGATCGTGGTGGTTGGCGGCGTGCGTCGATCCGCTGAGATCAGCCTGTCGAACCTGTCCGACCAGCGTATGCGCGATGCAAAGTCTGGCAACTGGTGGATGGACAAGCCCTACCTTGCGCTGGCCAACAACTCCGCTGCCTATACGGAGAAGCCCGAGGTCGGCCAGTTCATGGACGAATGGTCAGCACTGTATCGCTCACGCTCAGGCGAGCGCGGTATCTTCAACCGTGAAGGTGCGATCAACAAGATCCTCCGCCTTGGTCGCCGTGATCACCGTTATGACTTCGGCACCAACCCCTGCGGCGAGATCGTGCTGCGCCCTCGTGGCTTCTGCAACTTGACGGAAGCTGTGGTGCGGGAGCATGACGGCCTCGGTGATCTCAAGGAGAAGGTGCGCCTCGCCTCGATCCTTGGCACTTGGCAGTCCACCCTCACCCGCTTTAATTTCATCGAGCCTGAGTGGCGTCGCAACGCCGACGAGGAGCGCCTTCTGGGCGTGTCTCTCACCGGCATCTACGACAACGCACTGATGCGCGGTGACAACGGCCTCGACAAGCTGGCATCGACGCTCGAGAAGCTGAAGGCATCAGCCATCAAGGCAAACCGCCTCGAGGCTCACGACATCGGGATCAATCCTTCTGTCGCAGTAACGACGGTCAAGCCCTCTGGCACGGTGTCTCAGTTGGTGAACAGCCCGAGCGGTATCCATCAGGGCCATGCCCAGTACTACATCCGGCGCGTGACTGGGGACAACAAGGATCCCATCACCACCTTCATGTCGGATGCTGGCATTCCCAACGAGCCGCACGCAGCGAAGCCTCAGCAGATGACGGTCTTCTCCTTCCCTGTGAAGCTGGGAGACGGCACCGTCACACGCGATGAGGTGACTGCCCTGCAGCATCTCGAGCTGGTCCGCACCTACAACACGAACTGGTCAGAGCACGCTGTGTCCTGCACCATCAGTGTGAAGGAAAACGAATGGCCCAGCGTTGGTGGGTGGGTGTTCGATCACTTCGACGACATCTGTGGCCTGTCGTTCCTGCCGCACTTCGAAGGCGATAGCTCGTACACGCAGATGCCGTACGAAACCATCGGCGCGAAGGACTATGCAGCAATGCTGGCCCGTATGCCTGAGCACATCGACTGGTCGGACCTCGCCTTCTACGAGAAGGGTATCGACACAGTCACCGGCACCCGCGAGTTTGCCTGCGTTGGCAACACCTGCGAGATCGTCGAGTCCACTGAATCGCTTTAACCGTGAGGGGGCTTCGGCCCCCTCCCAACAGGGAAGTTGGTATGTTCGTATCTGATTTAATTAAAGAGACATGCGAAGTCTTTGACGTCTCACGGCGCGACCTCATGGGTCAGTATAGGTTCCCCTTCATAGTTCGCGCACGCTTCGCCCTGTACAAGGCTCTGCGCATGAGGGGTATGTCACTGCCCAAGATTGCTGGGGCCACTGGCCGTCACCACACAACAGTGATGAACGGCCTCGAGAAGGCTGACCTTATGATGAAGAACTGTCCTGACTACAGACAGAAGGTGGAGCGCATCGCTTCACTTTCGCGCCAGAATTTTGAATTCTGAGATCGGGATCTCAACCATAGGCTCTTGATCCTCCCAATCCCCACGCTTTGTTGTTCCACCGAACACGATGTCTATGGGGGTTGGGATGTTCACGTATCCCACGCAGTCCTGCCACTCCACGATCAGCAGTGAGATGATCGACGTGTCCCGACACAGGGCAGCGAGGTTCAAGTACTTGTGCAGGGACACTTGGTAGGTGGGGTAGGTGTGGATCGGGTTGCCCCGCGACTTGAGCTCAGCCCATGCCATGACCTTCTTGTCACGCAGCAGGGCGAAGTCCACAGAGTAGCGACGCGGTAGCTTCACCACGCCGACACCCCACTTCTCTGCCAGCGCAGAGATTACAACACGCTCATTGGCTAGTGTGTGTTCGTTCTCATAGATCAACGGACCATCTTTCTCTCTTCCTTCCACATCGACAGCACGATGCACTCGACTAGCGACCGAGCCCAAGTCGGCTCACAATCGAGCGGAATATCGTCGATAGCTGCCCTGCGAATCTCTTTAGTAGGTAGGTGATATATGCGCTGCGCAAGGTAATACACCATGTGATCTCGGACCAGAGCGCGGAAGTTTTCCGGCACGTTTCTTTCGATCCACTGCATTCGTTCGTCATGCGTTTCACCCTTCGATGCTTGCTCGGCCCAGACTAGAGATTGCGGTCGTGTTAGTTTTTTTCCCGCCGCCTTCACTGCATCAACTCGAGCAAGGTCTTCAGCGGGATCACCGCCACAGACTCATGTCGATCTGCACGCAGGATCAGACCTGCATTGTCGCCCAGTGCCTCGAGCATCCACGCTGGGAGCTCCTTCCTGCGCTTGGCCTCAAACACCCAAGGCTTGTCAGAGAATGTCGGTGTGATCTCGACATCCCCCTTCGCGTAGCTGGTTGCACCAGACAGAGGCACGCGCTGGGCCACGAGGCCATACTCCTTGGCAAGGTTCACGAGCTCGCGCTCGAACACAGCGCCTTTCGTTCTCGACATCTTTCCCATAGTCAGCCCTTTGCAAATACGAGTTTCAGTTCCTGCCAGATCGTTCGACCGTCGAAGATCCTGCGCAGGATGTAGCCCCTAGCTACAGAGACCACCGTAAAGATGCCGGTGATGATCAGGTTCTGGGACCAAGTGACGGGGATGTTCATCGCTGCAGCCACGAAGTACCAAGTGATCAGCGAGATCACGAACCCGACAGAGGTGTTGGTGACAGCCTCCATGAAGCTGTCCATCTTGTGCTGCTTCACGACACTGGATCCAGACAGTCACACACTGCGAACAGTGCATCCCTATAGCGATACCTCAAGTCATCAGGCCGCGACCACTCATCACCAGCTTCGTCTTCTTCTACGATTTGTTTGGTTATATGGCGAAGAACCTTTGGTGTGATGTCTTCCGGAATCCACTGTCTCTCTAAGCCAGCGCAGGAGCAGTGACTGCCCTCAACCAGCCACAACGTGTTGTCACGTTTGAACAGAACCATAGCGTCTCCGCTGTAGTTTTCGTATTCATAAGCAGCGAACAGAACCTCTGGCTCTGGCTCCTTCATATCGAACGCACGCTGGACATCTTCCCAGCTTTCGAAGAGGTCGTAATAAACATCCATCTCAAATCTCATCCTTGATCGTGTAGTGGTGCGGGTGGATGTTGCCGTACCGCTCGAGCAGCTTCTCCGCCTTCTCGTTCAACTCCTTGTAGAAGTTGGGCGACACTGGCGGACGGTCGTCCTCGCACTTGTTCTGGATCATCGCGTCGCGCAGCACCATAAGGCTGGCGATTGCCTTGGTGATATGGCTCAGGCCGCTGTCAGGATCGACGTCCTCGCCTTCCCAGTAGCTGAACAGGTGACGGATCGTTGCGTCGTAATAGACAGACGCCCTCACACCCACGCCACGGAAGTTGTGACGCCCGTACTTGAGAGCGCCTTCCATCATCGCGACACCGACCTCTGCCATGACTGGCGCAGACACGGTGGAGAAGGGAGCCTTCTTGATGCCGACTGTGTCCTTGGGGTTCGTTGGTTTTTCGACTGTGCTATCAATGGCGTATGACGAAGAGCTCGTGATGAAGAAGCTCTTCGGATCCGACAGGCGTGCCGCGCTCGATCCGATGGTCGATATGGCAGGCCTCCACTTAACGATGTCGCCGCCACGGCCAATGTGTTTCCAGTGCAGCTTGTCGGCGCTTTGACAGGTTATTTCCGTGCCACCGCGCAGGACAACGTCGACCATGCCAGACGGGCGAGCGTCGTATTTCTTTGCGCCGCTCCAAGGAAGCCAGTTGTCCAGATATATGCGCTCGTTTTCCGCGAGCACTTGGTTGTATTCATCCATTACTCATCTCCTCAACAAGGCGCTGGCACTGCGCCAGCAATTCCTCTTGTGTTCCAAATCGCTCTTCGAACCGCCGCTTCCAAGGGTGGACAGATACGAACGGTCCATGAGCATCGCCGCCTTGGTGGTGCGGATAGCAGAGGGGGATTGTCTTGAAGTGCGCGCCTTCTTTGGTGCGCCCGTCGATGTGGTGGAGCGAGATCTCTGGCGTGTAGACACCCATCCCTTTGCACGCGATGCAGCCGATCTGGGCCGCTGCGTCCATCCACCTCCGCTCCTCTGCTGTCGGCGTCCTACCCTTCACGCATAGACCTTTCGATCTGCGTGAACATCTCGTCGATCAGCTCCTTGGTCAGGGGCTCGCTCGAGTAGCTGTCGCGAAGGGGGTACTTGTACCAATCCAGCGTGAAGCCGGTCGGCTTGAACAGGAAGTTTGGCTGCACCAGAGCGCAGCTCTCAGCGTGTCCGTTCTCTGCAGCGAACGCCTGCCATTCGTCTCGGTACGCGCATGTGCAGTGGACGCCTGAGCCATGCGGATAGGGGAGCTCGTGCTCCACGCACAGCGCCTCGATCAGTACGTCAGCCTCGGCATTGTAATACCCGTGCGCGTCGCGGATCTTGCGGTACTCGGTCTGGTAGCAAGCCTCTCTGTGGCTGTGCTCCTCCAACCACTGATACTCCTTCAAGTCATACTCACAGTCGCAGTCGCCCCAGTAATAGGGCTGGATATTGAACACGTCGTTCCCGAACCCCCACGTCCACTCTGTGCCGTCATCGAAGTTACCGTAGCTATCGAAGCCAAGCTTCAGCATCCAGTCGGAGAACTGGTCCTGCAGACTGCGGTCTACTGGGTGTGTGCCTCGGCTGTTGCCGAAGATGAGATTGCCGAATTCCATATGCGCCTCCTCAGTATTTTTTTCCGCCGTCCTTCGTGCGGTTCTCGATCTTGTGATCCTCGCGGGTCATGTTGTAGAGCAGCTTCTCGATGATGGCCGCGCCAATATCCAACTTCTTTGCGCCGCACAGATCGAAGATCCGGATGACAGCGTCGGCCAACTCGACCTCGAGGCCTGAGCGATGCGGGAGCTTGTCGTCCTTCAGATCCTTGCGGTGCGCCTCCATTGCCTCCGACACTTCGCTGACGATCAGCATCAAGACCTCGCCGACGTTGCGCGTCTCGCGAATTGACTGACCAGTCTTGAGATCCGACCACCATCCAGCAGCGCTGTTGATGTCAAAGATCGTCCGCGACAGGGCGGTGACCACCGCAGCAGAGATGTATAGATTCCGCTGGGCTTCAGCGGTTTTGATGTCGTCCACATTCATGTGTTGTATGCCTTCCGTTCCATTCGCAGCGTCGCTGCCTTTGTTCTCCAGTGTTCGAAGGCGATCTCTCTCGCCTTCAGCTCTGCCTTTGCGAAGGCCAGCTCACCCCTTGCCACGCCATGCTCGAGCCGCGCATTGAAAACGACGTCGCTTTCGTCCGCGTATCTCGACTGAGCGACTGCGCTCTTGTGGCCATTCATTTCGCCTTCAACCATCGCCTTGGCTACGACGCGCTTCACGTCCGCCTCAGTCCTTGCGACGCGATACTCCGCGTCACGCAGCATGACGGCGACCTCGCGAATTGCCTGCGCGAAATTCTCCTCAGTCATAGTCACCCACCATCATGCGCAGGTACTCCTGCTTCACGATCTCCAACAGGGCGAGGTTGTCTGGCACGTAACCGTCCGTCGATCCGATGAACAAGCCACCATCCTTCTTCCAGCCGAGCAGCATCACGCTTTCGAAAGTCTCTGCATCCTCGAGCGCCGCACTCAGCACCCGCTCTGGCGGGATTGTTCCGTAGGTGATGTCGGGATCCGCATTCGGGAAACGGATTACATTGTCTTCGCTCATATAAAGTCCTCTTCCTGCTCATAAACATCGACCGGCTTGGAGAAGTTCACATACTTTCGTGGCTGATCTCCGCGCTTGCCGATGAACTGCATTGCCATGCCGCCCCAGTAGGTGCCGACAAATCCTTCCCACTCACCATTGCGCTGCTTGCTGCATGTGAGGCGCGAGTCGGGCGTGCCGAGAAGCTCATCCGGAACGTCGTCATACTCGTTCAGCTCCGCGATCTGGCGTTCCTTTTTCTTGTTGCGCCAGATCGTGAGGACGCTGTCCGCCAAGTCGGTAATAGAGCCAGAGCCCTTCACATCCATCTTGCCGGTGGGCATCTCCTCGCTCTCGCCCTTGCGCGAGTGCGTGACCAAGAAGACTGTGGTTCCAGTCGTGTTCTTGAAGTCGCATAGTTCCTCCATGAAGCGCTTCTGGGCGCTGTAGTCATCGTCGTCGATACCACATTTGGACATGTTGTCGATGAAGAAAACATCGATACCGTATTTTTTACGTGCATAGCTGAACACGTCGAGCATCCGCGTTGTCTTCGCTGTGCCGACAAGATCAAACAGCCAAAGCTTCTGCGCATACCAGTCGATGCAGGCGTTGGCATATGCCTGCGTCGGATCCCCAGTCGCTATGCCTGCGGTCTGTCGCGTCAGCCTCGTGAGCAGTCGGCGTGCTGGCATCTCCATCGATGCGATGCACACGCGCTTGCCCTGCAGCATCGCGTCAAGTGCGAACTGTCCTGCAAGCTGTGACTTGCCGTGGCCGTTGATCCCGTTGAGGATCACGAGCTCTGCGTCGCGGAACCGGAGCTTGCCCTCGAGGCCGACGATCAGTGGCTCGAAGCCGCGCTGATCCTTCTCATCGCTGAACAGTTCGCGGAGGATGTCCTCGCGATACTCAGTGGCACAGCGTAGTTCCTGCGGGTCGTACCCCGCCGCCATCGTCCGAATGCTGGTGATGTCGACACCGGCAAGCAGGCACTCGTTCAGATCCTTGTGTGGCAGCGGAGCTCGGAGGCAGCGGTGTATGCCCAGCCGCTCTGCAATCTCTCGTGCAGCGAGCTCGCCCTCTTCGTCCATGTCGAGCGCAAGGATGATCGTGTCGAACCGCTCGAGGTTGTCGAACTCGTTCTCGATCCACTGTTGCTTCGCACCCTTGCCGCCACCGAAGGGAACCGACAGCGCCGACACACCCATCTGGTATGCCGCCATCGCGTCGAACTCACCCTCGGTGATCCATATCTCTCGAGCGTTGTGATCGACCGCCTGCCAGCCGAAGAGACATGGCATCTGCCCAGCCGACGTCGGCCCCTGATTCTTCTTGTCCTTGGTGTCGCGGAACTTGATCATCCGCGCTTCACCGTTGGGATCGATGAACGGGAACAGGATGCGGGATCCTTCCGCCGCAATGCGGAACGCCAACATCGTCTCTTCGTTCAAGCCGCGAGACGTCAAATAGTCTTTGACGCTTGTCCCCTCGACCTTGCGCGCACCCTCTGGCTTGACTGGTGGCTGGTATTCCTTCTTCGTCGTGACGAATGCAGGCCTCTCGACACCAAGCCACGAACGAATGTCGTCCATCGCCTCGATCAAGCTGCTGCGTTTCACAGCGCGCCACAGATCGACAAGGTCGCCGCCACTGTCACCAGTTGAGAAGTCGCTCCACACGCCAGCCTTCGGGCCGCTCATGTGAATGCGCAGGGACTGACCCTTCTCGCCGTCAAGTCCGCCGACGCAATACTCAGCGCCGTTGACCACACCCGCTGGTAGCAGGTGGCGCAGGGTCGGGAGCATGTTGCTGTTCAGCCTCTCCGATAGCTCACGTAAATCCATTTAGTGCCTCCATTCACTCTTGCCGTTGAGGGCTTCGTTCAGCGCCTCCACCTGCAGCTTCAACGCCTTGAACTTTTCGTACTTCTCTTGGTTCGACTTGTCCTGCAGCCAGCGGTCGTGTGCCATGTCCTTGTCGTAGGTCAGGTCAACAAGCTTTGCTCGCGCCTGCTGGAAGGACAGGCCAGCCATCGGGTTCGATGCTGCGTTGGCCTTGCCCTTGGGTATGAACATTCCTTGCCAGCCGCCGTTGATGTTGTGATCGATGATCTGTCGAACGGTCCAGCCAGCATCAACGCCTTCACGCAGAACCTTGATCGCCAGCTTCCGCGACTGATCCGTCAGCGGCTTCTTGATCTGTCTGCGCTGTTCCTCCCAATCGGACCACGCATCTGCATCAATCCAATCAGGGAGGATGAAGGCGTCAGCCTTCTTACTCTTCCCTTTATTCTCTTCTTTCTCTTCATTCCCTTTATTGTTCTGTGTCGCGGTGGTGTCGCGGTCCTGTCGCGCTGCTGTCGCGGTCCTGTCGCTCTGCCCTTTAGGATCGAGCTGGAAGGCGTTGTAATTGTTGATGGAAATGATGGTCACGCCTGTCGCGCTATCTATGCGGATCATGTCGCGGTCAACGAGGCGCGTGAGAAAGCGATTGGCCCAGTCTTTACTGCGTTCCAGATGCGTTGCCATGTCCCGCACTGACATCGCGAGTTGTCCTCGCTGCAGTTTTATAGAGCGCTCTTTGTAGCGCACATCGACCTCTCTCCAAGAGGCACGCAGCACCATCCACGCAAACGCCATTGCCTCTGCATCAGTGCGAAAGACAGAGTGATCCAACATGCGACGGTAAATTAGGACGTACCCGCCCAACTCATTCGACATTTCAACCTCCAATTTCTGCGGCCCTTCACCGCGCTTTTGTTCGCTTAAAAAATGTGACGGCAGGGCCAATGCGAAATTTGGAGGTTTCGCACAAGCGAACATTGGCCGGTTCCCGTCGCGATACGGTAGCCGTCACACACTGCACATATTTCGCTCGAGCAACTCGTGCAAGAGGAAATGTGATGGCGTTCTACCTCCGCCCGTTCGATTTTTTCTACTCGGCTTTTTATGTGTGATGCAGAGATGTCACAGCTCGATTCTTTTTCCACATGTTTCGAAACACAGGAATTGACGTGCCAGATCTAGGCTCTATGTTGTGCGTCGACACGATGACTCGTGATCGGAGAAAGGAATGGAAATGGAAACGCACATCGCTGGCATCCCGCTCAGCAAGTTGGTCGACGAAGCAGCCAAGCCTCGCGCAAGTGAAATCTGGAACAACCTGTCGTTTGTCAACGTCAACGACGACCTCGACAAAAAGAACGGGTACTCGTACCTGAGCTGGTCGCCTGCATGGGCGACGTTGATGGAGCACTACCCGACCTCGAACTTCTATTTCGAGAATCAGCGTGGTGAGAACGGCGAGGTCAACAACGAAGGCCTGATCCGCTTTCCGGATGGCACCGCCGAAGTTCGCTGTGTCCTGACTGTCGACGGCGTCACGCGCACGATGTGGTTGCCGGTGATGGATCACAGGAACAACGCCATCAAGAACCCGAATGCTCGCGACATCAACGACGCGAAGATGCGCTGCCTCGTGAAGGCAATGTCGCTGTTTGGTCTGGGCCTTTACATCTACGCTGGCGAAGATCTGCCAGACGCTGCCAAGGCAAAGCCTACGCCGAAGACTGCCGCGCCTACCGATACCGCAGAGAAGGATGCGCTGATCGCCACCATCAATGCTGCGACGAACGTCGACGAGCTGAAGGCTGCATTCAGCAAGGCCAGCAAGTACGCACGCAACCGGAACGACGAGGCACTTCTCAAGGAAGTGACGGAGCTCAAGGACAAGCGCAAAGACGTGCTGATCAACAACTATTAAGGATCAGAGCATGGAACAGAAATCAGAAGAGTGGTTCAAGGCTCGGGTCGGCGTCGTAACCGGAAGCCGTGTCGGCGCAATCCTCGGGTGCAATCCCTACCAGAAGGAAGAGGATGTAATGCGTGACATGGTCCGCGAATATTTCGGCGCGGACAGGGAGTTCACTGGCAACGTCGCCACCAACCACGGTGAGCGGATGGAGCCTGTGGCTCTGGAGTTCTACGAGTACAAGACTGGGGTGTCAGTCGCTCCGACCGGCTTCGTCAAGCACGACGACCACGACTGGATCGGCGCTTCACCGGATGGACTGATTGGTCTTGATGGTGGCCTTGAAATCAAGTGTCCGTACTGGGCCAAGGCTCCCTACTCGGTGCTCGAGAAGCCGAGCTATTACGCCCAGTGCCAGCTCGTGATGGAGGTGTGCGACCTGCAGTGGATGGACTTCCTCTGCTACATCGACGAGGACAACTACCTGCTCGAGCGGGTCGACAGGGACGAGATCTGGTTCGACCGGCACTTCGCAAAGCTTGAGGAGTTTCACAAAAAATACATCGAGGTGATCTCGTGTGAAACCAAAGCCAAGCCTTACTTGGAATCGGGCTTCGCTGTCATCTCTGATGAACGGGCGGAGCGGATGTCTGATCTGTTCCTGCAGATCCGTGAGGCGGAGGCGGAGATAGCTCCGCTGAAGGACGAGTTCGACGCCCTGAAAAAAGAACTTGGTGCCGAGTTTGGATCATTCCAAACCGAGCGCATCAAGGTCACAAAGGCCGAGAAGAAAGGGGCGGTGGACCACACCGCTATTTATAAAACCGTAGACGTCGACGGCCTGCTTGCCTCGAAGGGCAAGACTATGGAGGACTTCCGAAAAGAAGCCGTCATCAGCTACACAGTAAAGAGTATTGAGAACTGACATGGGACGACCCAGAAAAGACAGCCAGAACCGACTGGTTCAAACGACCATCGACGACCCGACGTACCGCGCACTGTGCGAGATGTCGATCAAGGAAGACCGGCCTATCGCAAGCGTCGTGCGGCAGGCAATCAATCTCTACATTGCGCATCTCGAGCGGATCCGCAAAGTCGAACTTATCTAGAAAGGCACAAGGATGGCTTACGAACAAAAACCAAATACCTTCTCACTCTTCCGCGACACCGAGGACCGGATCGCAGAGCGCAAGAAGTTCTACGCCGACAAGGGCTGGGATACAGATGGCGTTCCGATCTACAGCGGCAAGATGACGCTCGAGGGCGGCGAAGAGCTGAACATCGAAGCACGCATCATCGAAGGCCAGAAGGGCAAGTTCTTTGCTGGTCGCGTGTGGAAGAAGAAGCTGGTGACTGAACCCCAGTCGAACGGCTACTCGCGTCCGCCAGCAGCTCCTGCTGCTGACGATCTCGACGACGACGTGCCGTTCTGAGGCTGAACGGGGGGTGGCTGCGGTCACCCCTCAATCACATGGACGAATCGAATGACGCTCTTAATTGCTTGCCTGTTGATCTACGTCGGCGACCTGCACTACGGATGGTACGTGTTGGCAGCGTGGCTTTGGCTCGCCAAGAACTTCGTTAAATTCTGGGGTGCTTTTACAGATGTTGGTGATAGTTAGAAACGAAGGATCGGTTGTCTATGGAGGCAGGAACCTGACCGCAGACTTCGAACAGACCTTCGACCATGCACTGCGTGTGGACAGGATTGTCGAGACCGTTGGTGAGGAGTTTGTCGAGATCTCGATCAAGCATCGTGACGGGTATCTCGAGACTGTGCAGTTGGATCTCGAGTTCTCAGAGCATGAGATCGACGACGTGCTGACGGTGGCTCTGGTGGGCTTCGTGCGTTGGAAAGAAGGTGACCGTGGACGGCGCAAGCCAGCGGTCAGGCTGGGGTTTGATGCCCCGCGTAGCTACAAGCTGGTGCGGGACAACGCCATCAAGCGAACCGAATAAGTTAAATCATCTAGGTTGTGATCGGAATGGATTGTATGATGACGACAGTGGGTGCCTCCGACCATAAGGAGGCTTGTATGGAAAAGACTTGGAATGACGCCGCTGGGCGTTGGCTGAATGGACGGACTACCAAGCACATTAAGCAGGAGCAGCACTACGTTGAAGTGCTCACCGGCTACTTGGCTACCCTACCCCTCAGCCGAATCACGAAGGGGGTGGTAGCTGATCTTCGGGACGACATGCTCAAGACCCGAAGCGTTGCAACCGTCAACCGTTACCTGACCGTACTGCGGTCGATCCTGAACATGGCGCGGGACGAGTGGGAGTGGATCGATACCGCTCCCAAGATCAAGAGGATGGAGGAGCCCTCGAGGGTTCGGTTCATCGAGAAGGACGAAGCTCGCCGCCTGCTCAGGGAATTGCCGTCACATCTGAAGGACAAGGTTGTCTTCGCGCTGTCGACTGGGCTTCGGGACGCCAACGTCCGCGAGCTGCGATGGGACGAGGTCGACCTCCAGAACAAGATGGTGACGATCAGCGGGGGAAAGATGAAGAACGGGAAGCCGCTCTCCATTCCGCTGAACGAGACCGCTTACGAGGTGCTGGCCAAACGCTGCAGGGACAAGAAGAAGGATCCGGAGTGGGTGTTTGCGTACGCGGGTAAGCCCGTCCACCGCAGCAACACAAAGGCCTTCAGGAAGGCTCTGAGGCGCGCTGGCATCGAGAACTTTAGATGGCATGACCTCCGCCATACGTGGGCGTCGTGGCACATCCAGAAGGGTACTCACACTGCGGCAGTACGGGAGATGGGAGGCTGGTCCGACGACCGAATGGTCCAACGCTACGCGCATCTGTCGACGAAGCACCTGCGCAAAGTGGCGGACAACATCGGATCGCTGTAAGGAAATGAGGGGTGATTATCTTGTGGATAAACTACCCCTTTATTCCATAACTTCCGTGAAGAAAACCACGTAAGTTATTGATTGGAGCGGGTAACGAGGCTCGAACTCGTGACCTCGACCTTGGCAAGGTTGGAGGCACCCACTGCGGGAAAACTCCTTGCCGCTCCAGAACTTACGCGATAAACCTACGGACGCTGTGATGCACTTCGGAAGTCAGTGTATCACAGCAGCTTTCCCCAAATAAAAACCCTGCCCCGACCCTAGTACGGTCGGGGTTTTTTTATTGTTCAGCCTCTGCCACTAGGTCGTTGAAGTTCTTCATTGCCGCAGTGATCTCTTCGTCCTTGGCGGTAACCTCCGACCTTGGGGCGTCACCCAAGATCAGCTCACGACGCTCGCGGCGAAGGTCGCTGACGATGCGGTAGTTGGATCCGACATAATCAACGAGGCTTGCCTTCGGGTTCTCCTCGTAGATTTCAGAGGTGTCAGCACCCGCTTCCTCCCGAGCCTTGATCGTGGTCTTGAGCTCGTTGATCTCTTTGACGTTCTCGTAGAACTTGCCGCCCTCAGCCGTCTTGCCGCTGGTTTCGCCATAGAAGCGTCGCAGGAAGGCGACCTCGTTGGCCTCAACGGTATCCCCAGCCAAGCCCTTCTCAAGCGTTCCTGCACTGCGGTAGAGGAACTGGAGAGGGGGCAAGGCCTGCTCGACGAAGAACTTAACCTCCTCCGGAGTCGGAGAGAAGGTTCCGCGCTCGTATTCATCGCCGCCACTGACGGCGTTAATGACCTCAGCAACCTTGCTGTACATCGAGTACATGACGGTGGTGTCGCCTCGAGCGCGGCTCATGCCGGTGGTCGGGTTCAGGTCGTTAAAGTCGTCGTTGTAGATACGACGACCCAGACCGTCCTCGTTCTGCCAGTACTGGACGAACATGTCGAAGACTGATGGTGAGACGAACTCAATGAACCCAGCACCGTAGGCGATTGGGTTGACGGAGTTGATCGCAACCTTGGCCGTCCCGCCGAGGAACTGACCGAAGGTCAACTGACCACGAGCCGCCTCTACCATGCGCCGACCGAAGGCGGGGAACATGTTGTAGAAGTAAGGCATCGGGATGGCGATGTACTTCTCGCTATCGGAGAACAGGCCAAGCGGGATGATGAAGGCGTGATCCTTCACCCACTCAGGCACGTCGTCCTCATCGTAGCCAGCAGCAGCCAGCAGCAAGCCTTGAATGACACCAAGGCCAATGCCGCCGATAAGTATCTTCTTACCAGACTTGCCCAACATGGTCTTCATGTTGCGGTCGGTCGATGCAATGCTGGCGTTGGCAAAGCCGTAGAGAGCATTGATCTCGCGAGTCCACTGACCGCGCTGGTTGAAGTTTACCGTAATGCTCTTAGCAACCTCAGCGGCCTGCGCATCGGTCATGCCGTTGTCCAGACCAGCCTTGAAGGCGGAAAGGCGAGTGGCGTTCTCGAGCGCATCGTTCCATGCCGTCACCCAATTAATAACCGACTGGGGAGCGCTTGTCTTACCAGCCTGCAGTTGCTTAATTGCCTGCTGAAGCTCTTTCTCGAGCTCTTCAGGGTTACGGTCAAAGTCCTTGAAGAACGACTCGCGAATGGCAGTTCGACCGCCAGCCTTCTCGAATCGATCAAACAGATCTGCCACTTCCTCAGATCCTTGCGGAATCGGCTCGCCGCTGTCGGTAGCGCGGATCACTCGAATGAGCTTCTTGGCATACTTGACAGACCGACCCATAACCTTGAACTGCTCGCCATCAAGTGGCGTGCTGGACAGGTTGAGCATCACGCCCCACATGTCGCGAGCAAAGTTGACGGGGCCAAACTCCGGCATGTACTGGGTGCGCAACTGCGACCAGATGCGGGTGATTGATCCCATGTTTTCGATGAACGCACCAGCCGCACCATTCAATGTGGGAAGATCGTCGTTCTTCAGGATCGACGCGATGTCCGCCGCCATCTTCTCGTCGGGATTGAAGACGATGTACTTGTCAGTGCCGTCGACGCGAGTGGCGAAGACATTCGGCTGACGCTTGAAGCCGGTGTCGACCATCGTCTCCACAGTGCCAGTGCGTTTGTTGTACGCCCTCTTCGTCGGCGACTTGAAGATCTCCTCAGCGAGATCCGGATCCATATTCATTCCAGCCAACTGCTTGCGCACCTGCTCAAGCGTCGCCTTGGAAGGATCGATGACCATCCAGAAGGCAGGATCCTGATTGTCGAGCGCGGCCTGAAACACAGTGTTGCCAAGGCGGTTGGCTTCAGCGCGATTGATGGCAGCTTCGCGCTGCAGGATGATGTTGGCGATGATGTTGCTGACAGGCTTGCTCGAGCCAATTGCTGACTTGAGCGACGAACCTTCGACGCTTGCGCCTCGAGTGCCAAGAGCGTGTCCGCCGTCAACGCCTTCGCGGAACAGCGGCACATAGAACTTGTAGGTGTTGCGCAGGTTCTGGATCGTTTCCGCCGACTCGACGCCGGAGTCCTGCAGGATCTGCAGAGTACCGCCAGTCATAGCGTCAACCTTCTTCGCCACAGCTTCCAGTCGAGCACGCTTTTCTGGCGACAGCGAAACCATGTACGAACGAGCTGCAGCATCGTTGATACCGGAGCCGCCATCAGGGAATGCATCATTGCGGCTGCGGATCACCCCGTTGCGCTCTTCAGCGTGGCGGTTGTGCAGGTAGGTTTCGACCTCGTCCATAGTAAGGCCGCGCATTGTCAGCTCGCGAAGCAGCGGCTTCAGCTCATTGAGGTGGAACTCTTGCGTCTGATACGCAGCCCTGCCCCCCATCAACTGCTCAGCGCGGTCAATGTTGGTTTTGTCGTTATAGAAGTCGTCGATGTTCTTGACGAGCTGCTTGATCGGTCGAGCCCTGTTCACCAGTCGCTCGTACCAAAGGGTAAGTTTCGGGTGCTTCGCCACAGTTGGGTCGACGCCAAGGATGGCAGGGCCAGTCCTGAACTTGGGCGCGTTGCGGCGGACGGTCTGCGGCTGGCGCAAATCAACAGGCCCAGTTCGGTTCTGACCAGTGGGTCGACGGCCAGAGAAGCGCACGCCTTCACCGTCCATCATCTCGCGGATGCGGTCGGCATTCTCGTTGTTGATCGGCACAGCTTCGTCGATGACCGTCTCGGTGTCGCCGTTGCTGAAGGGATCGTTGCGGCCAGCACGCTGCGGAGCGAGTTGAGCACCAGCGAGATCCTCGATCTGAGCCGCTCCGTTCTGGCGGACAAGAATGACAGGGATCTGGTCGATGCCAGCCGCCTTGAATGCAGCCATACGGTGACGGCCTTCATGCCCCATTACGCGGCGAGGCTGCTCCTTGCCGGATGCCATGTAAGGATCCGCTATCTCGAGGAACAGCGGCTGGCTTACCCGACGCAGCTCGTCGATGTTAAGCTCGCGAGCGCGGGTCTTCGTGGGATCCATCGTGGCCAGACGATCACGACCGTCCTTCGACAGAGTCAGGCCGAGGAACTGGTCGGGCGACATGAACGTCATCCAACCCTTGGACTTCTTGTCGTCGCGTGGGTCGGTGTAGTCCTTGATTATCTGCTCGGTGCGCTCCGGCGTGTAGGCAGCGCGGCCTGTGCGCCCAGAGTACTGGACGCCAGCCATTCTTTTTTGAGCGTTGAGTCGGTCGTTCTTGCTGAGACCGAGGTTCTCTAGCTGCTGGTCTGAGAGTCCGGCAATTTCTTCGACAACCGCCCGAGCGCGGGATGCGAGAGGTGCTCCAGCGCGAGCTCCTTCAGCCCCTCCAGCTCGCTCACTGACGGCGGTGGCCCCGCCTTCTCGAGACGAGTTGCGATTAGTGACATCAAATTCATCCGTTGCGGCCTCGACATTTGCTCGAGCTCTTCCCGTGAGCAAACCTTCAATGCCGCTTTGGAGATATCTGTCGAGGACACCGTTTCTTTCTTCATCCGTTCCGGTCCACTTCATGATGACCAACGGCGGGTAGCCATCGGTCTTCGGGTTATATCCAGACGAACTGTCCTGCCAGTATTTTACTGCGTCCGCCAGCTTTTGCTTTGAATAATATTCGGGGGCAAAGGGAACCTCCGCCACCTTTGTAAAACCAAAGACCTCATACAGCGCGGGGAGGAAGCCGTCTGGGAACTTCTTACTCTTAACGGCGAAGCAGTCAAGGACGGTCGCACCCTCCTCAATTGCCTTCAACATAACGGCGGGACCAGCGATGCCGCGAGCGCCCTGCTCGTTATTGATGACGGCGGTTACCATAACCTCGTCTTTCCCGACCATCGGGATGTCTATGCCATAGTCTTCGGCGTACTGCGGATCGCCCTTCTTCAGAGCAAAAAAGATCTGGCCGTCCTGTCCAAGCTGGAAGACGCGCATCTTCTCAGCCTTCACGTCGGCAGTAACGTCCTTCGCGGTGTACTCGTTAAGCACCGCCTTCGCTGGCGAGTTGTTGATGGCGTCAACAAACTCTTGGATGCTGACCCCACCCTTGTTCTTTGCCTGATCAGACGTCCGCCAGTTGGACGCCGCCATGTCGCTGGCCAGACGCGCCTGACGGGCGCTGTCGATGTTCGGCGTAGAAAGGTCACCGATCCTGTCGACAAGATCCTGCGTGACCTCAACAATGGGCAACGACTGCTGGAATTCGTAGCGAGCCGTCTCTGGGGTTGCCTTTTTGCCACGAGCCGCTGTCTTACTGTTCGACTCCTTGATGAAGTCCTGCCAAAGCAACTCATAGCTGACCGGCGTCTCGAGGCGACCAACAACCCGTCCTTTAATGCCGAGCGGAAAGTCGGGATGTGCCTGTGTTCCATCCTTGCCAAGCGACACCATGCCATCGTCAATAACTTCAACCACAAGCACGCCATCACCCCAGCGGTGACCAGCCATTGAAGGCTCTCTGGTGGCGTCGAGGATCTGCTTCATTGATGGAGCGCCAAGCTCGAGAGCAGCTTTGCTTTCGAGGATGCTCATGATGCGTTTACGGGCATCGAAGCTGATGCGGTGGATGTAAGCGTCCAGCGCCTCGACATCGCTGAAGCTAGGGAACTCGCTTAGATACTTTGCGATGCGGGTGTCTGCCTCCTTGGCCGACCGGATCATATCAGCGAGCTTGTCCGAAGCGTCGCCGCTAATGCGACCATCGCGAGCATATGCTTCCAGTGTAGCGAAGTAGGAGTTATTAACCGTCGTGTTGGACTTGTGCATGTCTGCACTGCCCATCACGATCATCATGTAGTTCGCCCCTTCCTTGACCTTCTTCATCTTCTTGGTCAGGACGGCTCCACCACGATTGGCCCACGCCACCATAGCGTCGATGTTCGATTGGCGCAGGGGGAAGTTCGGCCCACCAAGCAGCGGGACAGCTACTGTTTGCGAGGAGTCGATTCCGGTATACAGCGCCGCTGCTGCAGTGCGATCAGAGATCGTCGGAAACAGCTTCTTGCCGATAAGTTCCTTGAGGGTGATTACAGGAATCTGCTCGCTCGACGCCAGTTCATCTATGGTTGAAACGTCAACGATCTCACCACCAACATCGGCGATGTCTTCTTTAAGGCTCTCGATTGCGCTATCGAGCCCTTTCTCCGGATTGTATCGGCGAGCCGAATACCGGACGCTATCGCCATCAGCAAGAGGAGCTGGCCCCTCGTAGTCGTACGATCCAGTGCGGAAGCCGTCGAAGATGTCGGCGATTGATACAACGCCATCACGATTCAGCAGCCTGCGGTACTCTCTGCGCAGGTCGCTGAGGAAATCGACAAAGCGAATGAAGCTGGCCTTGAGCCCCTTCATTGAAGTGCCACGATCCTTTGCATCGACCAAAGCGCCAAACGCAACAGCCTGCGCTTCATCAAGAGCAAGGGGCGTGTCGCCAAAGTTGGCGACAAGGTCGTCGTAGACACTGCGCTCGCCATCGAGAGTGATGGTCTTCAGCTTGCGAACGATGCTCGGGTCGAGATCAGCAATCCGCATCCCGTCGCGGAATGTTTCATTAATGGTGTTGAAGCCATCGGGATCCTCGACGCGCAGGATGTCCTGAATGACGTGGAATGCTTCGTGCGCCGCGTTCTCGCGGGAGATCTCCAAGAGGCTGTCGCTGAGAGACATCGTGATCAGGCCACGGAAACCGTTCTGGCTGATCTCGTATGCACGATAGGATCCGCTCGCCTCTGATCCCAGCTCAATTCCGCTTGCCGCTGCAGATCGGGCGTTCGTTGCTGTGATCGACGGCACGAACAGGATGTCGACCTTCGAGTTCTTGGGCAGGACGCGAGACATGACCTCGCCCATCTGGAAGGCGTAATAGAGCTGGCGGGAGTTGTAGTTGTTCTGCTTCAGGAGCGAGCGCAGGCGGCTGGCCACGACCTTGCCCTGAGAGCCACGCTCAGCGATCTTGTCGAGCCGGTCCTTGATGACGGCGTCGTAATCGATGTCTGGCGCAGGCGTTTCTGTTGCCTGACCTTCTGCCTCTGCCTTCTTGGTAAGCGGAGTTTCCTTTACGACATCGCTGGCTTTCCGGCGTGGATTACGCACCCTGTCGCGACGGCCAGAGTAGCGAACATTCGACTCTCCTTCGCTGGCGCGCTGGTCGGCTTCGCTGTAGATCTCATCCTCGATGTCGGAGGCAAGGGTATCGCGCTGCTGCTCGATAGCATCCTCGAGCGCCGACATGCCTTCGTCCCAGCGATCTGCGGGGGGAACGTCCTTCATTCGCTCGTCGATGTCTACGTAGGACTCCTCGTCGATGAGGCCTTCCTTGATCATCTTCTTGGCAAGCTTGCGTACCTCGGTCGCGTTCTCCGTTTCAGACACGCTCTCGACGGCGTCGTCGAACCGCTGGTTGTGCTCAACCATGCGCGGATCGTTGTCGACATCCACCTCTTCCTCAGCGTCCTGCTGCTGGACCTCTTCGACCTTTGGCGGCGTGCGCCGTCTGGGCGCAGGAAGCTGGCGCTGCGCTGGAGGTGCGGTGACTTCGGGCGTGCTTGCCGCCTCAACAGGCTCCGGTGCTGGCAAGGCTTCTGCTCGACGACGCGGTGCAGGTTGTTCGGCCTCGACCGGCAACTGGTCGGTGTTCTGTTCGAAGCCAGTGAAGCGGGTGGGTGAAATGACTTCCGGCAGACCGCTCTCGGCTGGGACAATGGCGCGGGTGCGCGTGCGGTCCACCGACCGGCGCGGGTTCATGTCGCTGCCGACAACGCCGTTGTAGCGCCTTCCGGTTTTTGGATTAATGTCTGGGTTGCGCAGGTTGGACTCAAGATCCTGCGACATGCGCGGGGTGCCGCGAACGACGCGGTCAAACAGGGCGGTAGGCTCAACGTCCTCAGAGACGATCTCATCGCCCTGCTCGTACTGGATACGGACGCGACCGCCCTCTGCGCCTACAATTGTAGCAACGGTTCCGCCGAGCTCTTCGCCGTACACTTCGGGGTTAAGGAAGAACTGGGCTTCCGGTTCCGGAGCACCGGCACGCAGGTCTTCACGCTGGGTTCCTGCGCCAGTGGCAGTGTCAAACCGCCTTTGACGCACGTCTGCCATGCGGAATGCTTGAGACGCCTCGCGCTCACGCTGAGCCTCGTCGGCCACTTGATCCTGCGTCATGACGACGCTGCCTTTTCCTCCGCGCTCTGGGCGCGCAATGAAGGTCTCACCCTGCGGGGTCGTAGGTTGGTAGTTGTTGACGATGTTGCGCAGGCCATTGACGAACTGCTTGCCCGTACCACCCGTCTCAATCACGCTGGCGATAGACGATAGAGCTGGGCTCTCAGCCACAATGGCCGGATCGATCTTGCTTAGCTCATCGGTGATTATCTGCCGCGACCGGCTGACTGGCGTGGTGCCGCCAATCATTCCCGAGATACGGCGCACAGCCTCGGGCTCAACGCGAGCAGCTTCCTCTTGGTTGAGGATGCGTGCGACCTGCTCAACTTTTGTCGCGTCGCTCACCGGCTGCGACATGATGTCGGCGATGCGCGGGTTGTTCTGGTTGTTGGTGGCGATCTCGAGGATCTGGGTCGGGGTGTAGTTCAGCCCACCAGCCGAGACGTTGCCCATATTGCCAAGCTCGACGGCGTTCGCGTCTTGGATGAGGCCACCGCCCTGACGTACAGGATTGGCCCCCTCACGAGCTGCAAGGGCAGTAAAGAGCTCGTCGTCCTCTGCGCCGCGTTGCTGGGTATCAGCGTTGCCGCGAGAGAGCTCTACGCCAGCACCAACTGACGACTCGACAAAGCCTGCTGGCAGTTCGCCAGCAAACTCTGCGACGATGTCCTGTGGGCTGGTGATCTCACCATCAGCCAGTAGCTGGGCAGACGCTTCACCGGCAGAGCCAAGAGCGCCCTGAACAGGAGCTTCAACTACGCCTCCGGCAATTACAGCGCCAGCACGTCGGCCAGCTCCAGCCTCCGCTGCGTCACCAAGGACTTTACTCGCAACCCGTCCACTTCCCAGCTTACCGGCAAGACCAACAGACAGCGCGTCAAATGCGGCGACAGCAAGGCCGCGACGGAGACCGCGTTCCTTGGCCTCAGCCATGATCTCTGGATTCTCGATGGCCGCTTTGAGGGCTTCGGGATCGTCAAGGTCAACGCCATTCTTCTCGAGCGTGTCGAGCATGGTGCTGCCAAACTCAGTCGCGAAGCTGCCAATGCCAGAGCCAAGACCACCGCCGACACGACCGCCGACAACAGCACCCGCTGGGCCTGCCGGAGCACCAGCCACCGCACCTGCGGCACCGCCGACAACACCACCCACGATGGAGTAAAGCGAAGACGGAATGCTTTCGATTGCCACATTGGTCAGCAGGCGCGGGTTCGTGAAGATCTCGCGAGCAGAGGCAAGGAAGCCGTCAGCCGACTGGAAGCGCTCGTATGCGTCCTGTTCTTCCTTGTTTCGAGCAGCTCGTTGGACGCGATTACGACCAGCAATAATGCCTTCAATGTCTTCTTGCTCAGTATCTCCGATCAGCGCCTCAAGAGCATTCTGTGTCGATTGAGCTGCGCCGATGCCGCGACGAAGAGCTGCGCCAAAGCCACCCTCTCCGTAACCGCCACTCTGATTGATCTGCTGGCGTGAGCTCTCAATGTCTTGGATGTTCGCGATGATGTCTGCGCGTTCGCTTTCCAGCTCCTCCTTGAAGCTGTCGAGGACAGGGAGATAATCACCAACCGCTGACACGGCGCGATACACGCCGCTCTTCTTGAGTTGCTGCTCATTCCACTTGATTTTGTTTTCTACGTCAGCAAGGCGACGACGAAGCGAATCGACGTTGGAATCGGTGCTCTTATTCAGCGGCTCTGTGCTGATCCCTCTGCTTGGGCGTGAGCTGCTCGGCGAACCGCTCGCAGGCTTACTCTGTCCGCCAGATCGAACTTCCGCAAGCAGTCGATCCATTGCGGACGTGTAGTTGCTACCAGCCATTTTTCATCCCAAAAGCAGTCAGAGGTGATTAATTACCAAGAGCTCGCAATACCTTGCTCGGGTCAAAAGCGCCAGCACTAGATATGCCAGCCCCCTTCAAAATGCTGTCGTAGTACTTGCGGTCACGAGCAGCGCGGTCGAGGACGGTGTTGATGCCGGTGATGACCGCATCCGGATTACCACGCCCTTTCGTCATGCGCCCTTCAATGCCGTCGTAGGCACGAGTTGTCGGCGACTGAACATACTCACGACCGACCTTTTGCATACGTGGGAAGATGACGCTTCCGACTGCGTTGGAATCGTTGTTCTGAAGGAGCATTACCTCTCGCTGCAACTCCGTCATGTAACCCGTTGTATCGGCAACCTTGATCGTTCCTTCCTTCAAGCCCTTGATTGCCTGTTCACGACGGCTGATTTCGAAACTCAGCATCTCGGCATATTCATCAGGTACAGCCGCACGGAAAGCGTTCACCATCGAAGCTCGCGCCTGCGGATCATTGGTGATCTTGTGCATTGTGTTGGCAAACACAGCGGCCTTGTCGAAAAGTCGGTTCGCGTCCATGTTGCCGGAACGCCTTTCGAGTCGACCAGTTCTTGGATTTATCCCAACAAAGTCGATGTTCACTTTGCCCTTAACATTCGACGGACGAAGGTCTGCAATAGACACGCTTCCTCGACGGAAGCCGAGATTGTCAGCGGTTTTTCCGAGATCAACAGCCGCCACATTGAGAACGGCGCGCTTCTGCCTCGGATCATTTATCCAAGAACCAGTTGGGTTTTGCATGGCCGCAAGCAATGCGGGTGCGCCAGCAGCAGCCCCAGCCATACGAAGAACAGCAGTTCCTGCCTTGGGATTGTTGGCAATTGCGTTGTAGTCCTGCGTCTTTATCGCGCCGACAAGCATTCGAAATGCATTACGGTCGTCGCGCTCTGCCTGCACTGCCGCTGCTTCACTGCGAGCAAGAGATATTCTGGCTTGCTCATTGCGGATACCAGCCCAGCCGCGTGCAGATGCGTCTCTACTCGAGCGAAGGTTCTCTTCCTGTATTCGGGGATACCACTCGTTCTCAAGTGCTTGTCCCTTGTTGTTGAGCTCGAAGCCCTCGAGCTGCGTCTGGTCAACCTTCTCTTTGAAGGGACGGCGCGAGATGTCGTACCTGTTCTGCTCTGTAAGCATATTCTGCGTCTGAACGGCGCGCTGCTCAGCACTCCTAGCGCGATCCTCTGCGTTCAAAGCAATCCTGCGGTTGAATGCGGTTTCTTCGTCAAGACGCGCCTCGTCTCGATAGGACTTGAACATGCCAAGCCCTTGGCCGAGCGCTTTGGAGAAGGACTCTGCGGGATCAATGAAAGCGCTCATAATCTATGCCTTAGAAAATATCGAAGATGGAGTCGAGAAGGAGTGCCGCTCCCGCACCGATCAGGAGTGGAGTTGCTACAGTACCGATTGCGCCAAGAACGCCGGTCGCGCCGGTCGAGCCAGCGGCTGCTGTTACGCCTTCAGTTGCAGCGGCGGCAATTTCGGGAGCTAGTGCGCCAGCAGTCTCTCCAGCCACCGCCAGTGTTTCTGCTGCAGCAGGAAGAGCAGACACCGTTCCAGTTTGTCCCAGCGATGTCATTGCACCCGCTTCGATTGTGCCGAGTGCGCTGGGTCCGCTAATCGGAACGGCCAGCGTTTCGGCAACAGGGATAGCAGTCGCGACGGGGGCTGCAGCAGGAGCCGCTGCTTTCGCACCAATGCCGCCTGCCGCTGCCAACTTGTTTGCACCAACTGACGCGCCAAGGCCTGCGCCAGTGGAGACCATGCTGGAGCGCTGTGCAGCACGAGCTGCTGCCAGTTGGTCCGCCATCGCCATACGGCTGGTCTCGAGACCAGCAGTCTGCTGGAAACCGACCGAAGCCTGACCGAGCGTGTTACGACCTACACCAATAAGACCCGCCATTACTGACCTCCTGCGGTACGGCCAGATCCAGACACGAGCGACAGTGCGCGCTCTTCGTCCGCCATCCGAGCCTGATTCATTGCAGCCACACGACCGCCAGTGATCTCATTCGAGTCGGCCATCGAGGGGCCGCGATACTGAAGGCCGAAGCGACCCATCGCACGCTCCTGCTGGCCCTGCATGTTTGCGCCTGCATTCATGACAGACTGGTTTGCTCGAGCAAGATCGAAACCAAGATCCTTGGTGTTCCGGCCATCGACTTGCCCAACGAGGTAGTTCTCGACCGGCGCAAACCGATTGAGATAGTCCTGATACTGGGCGCGCTGGACGGCGGCGCTCAAGTTCGAGGCACCCTTGCGTTTGTCTCCGAGATACATCGACGGATCAATGGAGCCGTACGCGCTTGCGCTCGGGTTGAAGTCGACGTTGCCGCCATACAACCCGCTACCGCCGCTGGTCGTGATCGTGTTCGGATCCGCTTGGGTGAAGTTGTTGGTGAATACCGGCGCTGCAAGGCCAAGGAAGCCCTTGCGCGGAGCGGGGTTATTTGCGGCTTCGGTGACAGGTGTCTGGCCGACCATGCTTGACCGAGCTTCCGTCGCCATAGGCGCGGGAGGCGCAAAGGATTCGTATGTCTGCCTAAATGCTGGGGTGATCTCTGAGTCACCGCCCATCACAAAAGCGAGGTTGTCAAAGAAGCTCATCTATCAGCCTCCCGTTTGATTGTTGTTGGTCGGCGTGCCGCTGAATGTAGGCATCGGCGTTTTCGGTTTGCTCAGCTTGCTGTCGACAAACGGCGACGCCATGTAGCCAAGGCCAGCCGCCACGCCTGAGCGAATAGCGCTGCTCCTCGAGAATGCCGACTCCGCCGCTGCGTTGGCGCGCTCCTGTGACTGGCGAGCAATACCGCCAAGGCCATCGATTGCATCAGCCGCCTGTCCCTGACCAATCGCCGTCACGCCCTGCAGGCCTTTGTAGAAGCGGTCGGTGTTGGCCACCTTTGCGGCAGATACGCCCAAGCCCTGACCAACGGCCTGAGCTCGACGCAGTGCAGCGCTGTTTTCTTGGAATGCGCCCGACGAGGGATCGACGCCCTGCTGGAACATCTCGTTGGCGAGGTTCTCCTGCCCCTTCTGGAATCCCTTCTGGAATTCAGCAGCAGCAATACCGCCAGCGGTTTCGTAGTTCGGCTGATCCCGCACGTCGAAGACCTGCTGGATGTACTGATCCTCAAGGGGAGCGAAGACTTCCTTATAGCGATTGAAGCGCTGAGCCGCGATCTCGGCCAGCGCACGCTGCTCTTCGGTCTCTTTCGGCTTACTACCTTTACCCATCAGAGTTTCTTCCTGTACGTCGTGCAAACAGTTTCATAGCCATGAGTTGCGGCTACTCTCTTGAATCCCGAGCGCGGGGAAGAGAATTCGAGATAGCTTGATTCCGCCGCTTTTGCCAGCATTTCTAGCTGCGGCTGGTACTTGGCTATCGCATCACCAGTCTTGTTGTAAGCCGCCTCACAGACGAGGACAGACTCCTTCAAGTACGGGTGCTTATATTGGCTCAATACAACAAAACTGCCGCTATCGGAAGGATCCATAAACAAGAACAGTTTTTCCTGCTGCAGAGCCTCGAGAATGTCCTGTGCCGACCACTCAGCGCCGGTCTTTTCCGCCACCTCGTTCAAGCCCTCGATCAGCCAAGGGCCGCAGTCGAGCGCTTCAATCGATACGAGCATTCTTCGGATACCTTTCCTTGACCTCCTGCACTCGCTGCCGCATTTCCTCGAGCGCCTCCCCGCCCTTCCACAAAGCATCGAGCTGCTCTGCGATAGGCGGGTACTCGCGCACGCGCAGTTCGCGGTAGTCGGGTTTAAGCTGCAGCTTCACAGAGCACCTCCACTCGCTTCATGTAGTGGCGCGGATGGCTGAGTATCACCGTCACACTGTGCGTGACACTTGTTTCCAGTTCGATGGATCCATCGTCAACGACAGTTTCAATTCCGCCAACCTCAACGACTGTACCGGCTGGCAGGTTGCCGATCCCATTCGGTATCAAGACTTCCTCAAACTCTGTGCGGTGCGACATCCGATTATTGTCGAAGTCATACCAGACGTCGTTCGCGTTGAATTCATCCGCCAGATGCAGCACTTTACCAGCGTCCGGATATGCTTCCGGCGTGACTTGATAGCTGATCGAGTAGAGGCAGCGGCCCTCTTTGTCGAAGACGAGTGTGTTCATCGTTTGGCTCCTAGCACGGACAATGTCGCATCGCGCATAAAGGAAGAGTTATTTGTTGTTGCACTAGAAATAATTGATTTACCAGTCATAA